TTGAAGTAAAGTAATTCCAACGCGTGATAGAATGTGCAGTTATGCACGTATGGGACCAGAGGTCATATTACTATCCGCACGCTACCTTACCTCTGGCTTCGTTAAACCATGATGGCGAAGAGAAAGCAATAAGCTGAGCATATGGCGTTAGCGTAATAGCTTGCGTTAGCAAAAAGCATCGGGGTGGTTCGGGTACCACTTAAAAGCCCAACTTAACTCTCCTGTCTGGAGTAATCATTATGATTGTAGAAGCTATATGCGTAATTCAGACTGCGAATGCTGCTATTGGTGCGGTTAAAGAACTAATTGGCAACGGTCAAGACTTAATGTCTTGTGGAAAACAACTAGGTGACTATTTTAATGCCAAAGCAGAAATACAGAGTAAAGCTAATCGTAGTGGCTCTGGTAATGAACTTGAAATGTTTTTCGAACTTGAAAAATTAAGACAACAAGAAGAAGAACTCAAAACTATGATGATTTACCAAGGAAGAGGCGGCTTGTGGGATGATTGGTTAAATTTCCAAGCAAAACAAAAACGATTAAGAGAAGAAGAAAAGAAGAAAATAGCCCTAGCAAAAGCTAAACGTAAAAAGATGATATTGTATTGGACTGCAGGTATTGTTGGTACACTAACTGCAGTTGGTATAATAGGTGGTCTCTTTTATGTTTTATTTTCTTTTGCTAGTTAACACACATAAAAAGGAAACACACACATGTCAACAACAGTTGAAACACGATTACCTGAACATCGTAATGCGAATATCTCTTTAAAGAAAGTATTAAAACCAGTAATTAATTTTTTTGTTAATATTTTTAATTCCATGGTTGAAGCGCGTAGGTTACAAGCTGCATATGAAACAGCTAGCCAACTAAGAATGCATAATAAAGACTTTAAGCAACTGTCACACTCAGAAATTGTTCAACAAGTAATGAACAGTTATAAAAACTAAGATATAGAGAGATATAAGATGTCAAACAAAAACCCTTTTGAAATTCGTACAGATCTTTTGGCTATGGCTAAAGACTATTTAGATAAGCAACAGCAACTTACATGGGAATACCAAAAGCAAGCCATTGAGAAGCTTAACGAAAACACTACAGATGTAGTTAAATTTTTAGAAGAAAATCAACCTAAAAACTATTCAGTTAGTGATTTAATTGCAAAAGCTAACGAAATGTATAATTTTGTAAGCAAAAAGTAAGAGATTATGCAACCTGAGTATGTTGGTAAACTGCTCTTCTTTAAGGATTTATTATGATTTTACCACCAGTGACCACTATTAGTCAAATAACTACAGTTGCTCCCATATCTTCTACCCAAAATGAACAACAAATTTTAAAATATGTTGAAATTAATGGTACAGTTAAAGTTGAAACCGTATTAACGCTTTACGATAAAAATGGTCAACTAATTGAAACTAGGCTTAAAGATACTTCGCCTATGGCGTCAGCCTAGGCAACTATGAGTAAAAACTGTATTATAAAAAACGAACGGCCTAGTTAACTATGAAGCTTATATATAGAATACTTAAATGGTTTATAAGTTTATTTAAACCAAAGTATAAAAAAAGAATTAGAGAAACTCAATATATAAAAGAGTTGAGTAATCTATTAGAAATACCTTTAGGTTCTACTTACTATGATAACAATTATAGGTATTATCCTGATTTAGAAGATAGTGAATATGTTTATGAAGTAGAATTTGGAGGAGGACAAAAGTTTTACACAGCAATAGGTCAATCATTGACTTATGCTCATTTAAGCAAAAAACAACCTGCTATTATTTTTATTTTAAGAAAAGATAAAGTAGGTAATTACAAAGAATTAAAAAAATACAAAACAAAAATAATTAGAGAACTTTTATATAGGTATAAAATTAAAGTTGAAATCTATTTAGAAGAAGATTGCTATAAAGGCGGATTAATTAAATATGACTAAAGAATTTGTAACTTCTTTTGGATGTATTCTTTACTTACCTAACACAGTTTATAAAAATTTTGTTAAAAAAGTTAAAAAATTAGAAGAAAGACAACCGGATACTTATTTTATAAGCAATAGTAAAGAGATCTTTAATCAATGGTTTCCTGAAGACTCTCCTGAAGACATAGTGAATAAAATTTATGGAAAAAGAAACTAAACTAGCATTAACAGATATGTTAATGAATACTAATCCCTATGATACAGGATTTAAAGAGTTATTAAAAGCAAGTCTTATTGATTCAAAGAATAAAGAAGGTTATTTGCATTTAAACCTTATAGAGTACTTAGACTTAAAATGTATGTTAGAAGAGATGGAATTATGAATAGCTTTAAAGATATTTCTAATGAAATTAACCCTTCCGAATTAAGACCTGATGAGGGTGGTAAATTTCATTATTGTTATTTAATACGTGCATTAGAAGACGGACCTCACTGCGAAGAAACAGGAGAACCAATGAAATATTTTGGTGTTCGGTCTTCAGACGCTATTCCACATCATGATACAAAATATTATGGTAGTGGTAAAAAAATTACAGAAGATATTAAAACATATGGTAAATATAATTTTGAAAAATTAATTCTTTCTGTTCATAAGACAAGAAGTGAAGCTATGGAGTATGAAGAATACTTTATGGATCAGCATAAATGTGTAGATGAAACTGATTTTTATAATTTGTCTTGGAAATCTACAGGTGGATCCTTTGATTACCATAAGGATTTACGCGATGGTACAACTATTTCTCCGCAAGTTAAAAATGGAGCACAAAAAGTAGTTATGACTGGAGTAGAGCTTAAAACTTTAGAAGTTGAGCGTGAAAAGAAAAAACAAGAAGCTGCCGAAAAACGTAAAGCTATTTCTAACGTTACTAAAGAAAAGAAAAAGCTTATTGAAGAAATGCAAAAACAACTTGCAAATTTAGAAAAACAAGAAGAAGAAGAGCGTAAAGCCGCTGAAAAAGCAAGATTAGAAGCTGAAGCTATTGAAAAAGAAAAGAAAGAATTAGAAAAAGAAGAACGCCGCATAAATCAACAACCCGGTAAAACTTATGATGGGGATCCAGATGGCCGTATTGCACATAAAGGACAAATGGGTGGTGCAAGACCTGGAGCAGGAAGACCTAAAGGGTCTAGGAATATTGCTACTAAAGCGTCTGTTAGAAAGCTAGAAGAATTAGCTTATGATCCTATTGAGTCTATGCTTGAAAATAGAGCACGTATTGAACAATTACTTGTTGAAACTCGTAGTATTTCTGCTCAAACTTCTTTGGTTAACTCTTTACATAAAATTGATGAAACGTTAATTAAATATGGATATCGTCCTGTGCCTACAAGAGAAGAACGCTCTGTTGAGGTAGAAAAGAAAGGTCCAATGAGCATCGTACTTACTAATAGTGATGATAAAACTAAAGAAGAAGATCAACAGGTTAAACATTAAAATGTAATGAAAAATTTAATTATACAGACTTATTATAAAGATGATATACAAAGGAATACGATTAATACGTATAAACAATTTCCTAAACTAGAAAAACTTTCTCAAAAATGTTTTAAAATTTATGCAAAAAATATTAATGCAGATTATGAATTCTGCGAAAAGCCAGAGACGCAATTACAAGCTGCAGCTCATTGGTTACGAATGGTTATGTTTAATAGACCTGAATACGATAATGTCCTCTATGTGGATTGCGATATTCTTATTAATCGTGCTAGATTAACGGATAATATTTTTGATTATGAAGGTGTAGGAGTTAACAAAATTCATTTTTATAATTATTCTAAGTATCCTATTTTTAATGCAGGCGTGACTAAATGGACACAAAAAGAATGTCAAATTATGAAAGACAAAATAGATGATTACTACCATCCTACACATAATCAAAACGCAATTAATCAGTGTTATCTGGATAATGTTGGTCCTATTCAGTGGTTGCCTTACCGTTTTAATGTTACTCATAAGCCAACTAATGATATTACTTTTAGGCACTATGCGGGGTCTCATAAAGAAAAACAAAACTTAAAAAAAGATTTAATTTGGAATCAATGGAATAAATAATGGTTATGAAGTATTATACTAAAGAAGAATTAAAGGTTTATAATACCTTAGAGGAAGTGTGGACAAAAGTTTATAAAGATAACTTTGATTTTGTTACAGGTGGAAATACTAAACATCCAAATGCTACTATTAATCGTAAAAAACATTTTTTAAAATATTTACCTGAAAGGGGTTCTCATCGTGAAGTAGGAGCTCATCAAGGTCTTAATATTGCTAGAGTATTAATAGATTATAAAGCTAGCTATGTAGATTCTTTTGATATCACTAATAAATACATTAATATTTTAATGCCTTACTTTGATGAATATTGTAAAAGAAATAATGTTAAATTAGATTTTGCAGTAACTAGTGGAGAGCCAAAATTAAGTCAAACAGCTAAAATGGTTGATACTGTTTGGATTGATGCTTGTAAAAGAGGTTTTTGGGTACATGCAATGTTAAAAGAATGTGCAAAAACTACACGTTATGCAATAGGTGTAGATGATTTAGTTTCATCTCAAGATATTTGTAAAGGGGTAGATGCTTTTCTTAAAGAACAAAATGAATGGATTTTAGAGTATGAAGACCGTACTAATTATCCAGGAATTGCAGTATTGGTGAAAAATGAAAACTTATAATGAATGGGTACGATATTATTTAGAGAATGATAAAGATCCAAGAATACCCAAAGTAGTTGATAAAATAGGCTTAAAGGAATATGCTAAAAGTAAAGGTATTAATACTCCTAAAAATTTAGCTACGCTAGCAGATACTTGCGTTGTAAAAGCTAATAACGATTGCGGAAGTACTATAATTATTAAAGATGGCAAAATAATTAAAGGTAACTGGAATAATCTTAATAAGTATAAAGATAAACCTTATGGAGCACATAAAGGTGAGTGGTTTTATGCTGAAATACCTCATAAAATTTTTTATGAGGAATATTTAGATGATAATATTACAGATTATAAATTTCATTGCCATAAAGGTAAAGTAATGTTTTGTCAAACTATTTTTGATAGAAATACAGGACAAACTAAAGAACACCTTAAATTACCTTCTGGTAAGATTTTAAATTATCGTTTAGATGAAAATTTTGTTTTCAGTAAAGAGCATCAATATCCTACTAATTGGGAAGAGATGTTAAAAGCCGCAGAAATACTATCAGCAGATTGGAATTATGTAAGAGTTGACTTGTATAATGTTAAGAATACTGTATATGTAGGTGAATTAACGTTTGCGCCTAGAGCAGGAAGATACAAAGGTAAAGGTCAAGAAAAACTTGGAGCTTATTTTTAATGAAACAACTTATATTTCAGAGTTATCATCCTGCAGATGAATCAGCGTGGAATAAAAAATTAGATTGTTATCGTCCAATAGATGAATTAGCAAAATTATCACAAAAAAGGATAAAAGATTATGCCAAGTCAATTGGAGCTGATTATGTACTACTTGATAAACCTAAGTGGAAAGATATTCGAAAACATCCAGCATGGACTCGTTGGGCTATGTTTGACTATTGGAATAGTTATGACGAATTGTGCTATGTCGATTGCGATATTCTCCCGACACCCTATGCGTTTGGCAATAGTATATTCGATACAGAAGGTACAGCAAAACTTACAGAACGCGAAGACAACTCAAGAGAAGCTTGGCATGTAAATGCTGGTGTTTTTAAAATAAATAAACAAGAAGCTTGTAGGTTATCTAATAGTATTCACAATAAACGTTATGTTAAAATGTTAGAACAATCTGGTAAGAACCAAGAAGCTTTTAATGATTGTTGGTATAAAACATTCCGTAAAAAACCAAAACACTTTGGAACTCGTTGGAATGCTACTAGGCCTTACCATAGAGAAAACACTTACTATTTTCATCATTACATAGGTGCTCAAAAAACGATTACTGGTAATCAATGGGGTAATCTTTATAGCAACAATATTTATAAATGGAATTTACAACAAACATGAAGTATACAGAAATATTAAAAAATCCTAGTATTTTATCAACTTATACTTTACATTTAAGAGAAGATAAAATTTTACTTAAAAATAAAATTGAAAGTAAACAGTTATATTTAGAGATTGATGTTCCAGACATGGCAATTAAAGAAGTTTATGCTGATTGTTGGTCTAAAAAATTAGCTAACGCTTTTTTGGAAAGACGTGCAGATATGTGTACTTTAATTGATCCTGGTAATGGAAAGAAAATGAAAACAGGATACAAAAGAGTATGAGTATGAAAAATCAAGCAGGTTACACTACAGTATCTGCCTATATGCATCAAATATTACTAGCTGATTTTGAAAAGCTTAAAAAAGAAAACGACGCCATAAAGAAAGAATTAGAGGAAACTAAGCTTAAATTGCAAGATGCATTAGTTAATCAAGCACCTCCAAAAAGGCCTCGTGGAAGACCTAGGAAAGTAGTAGATGGATCAAGTAGTATTACATAAAGCTCAAAGTGAAATCTTTAGCAATTTGTTTATAGATAAAACAACACGTTATGCAGTAGGCGTTTGCACTAGAGGCTTTGGTAAAAGTTATTTAGCCGCAATTTGTGCTATTCAAGCAGTTAGTGAACTTTTAGAATTAGACGAATCTGTTCCTAATAAAAACGTAACTTTGTTAGCACCTACTTATCAGCAAGCAGTTGATATTTATTTTCCTTTATTGTGGTATGAATTTGGAATGAAAGATTATGCTAGCACAGGATCAGCATACTCTGGTAAAATTAGGTTTGAAAATGGCACTGAGCTTCGCCTTATGTCGTATGAATCGGCAGAACGTTTAAGGGGTACTGGCCAGTACTTTATAGTTTGTGATGAGGTTTCCTCATGGCAACAAAAACCCGGTTTAGAAGAAACTTGGAAAGCCACACTTAAACCTTGTATTACTACACGTTGGTCAAGAGAACAAGCTGCAAAATTTGGAGCACCTTCTCCAGGGAGAGCTTTAATCATTTCAACTCCAATGGGTTATAACTATTTACACGATATGTTTAACATGGAACATGTAGATCAAGATTGGAAAGGATATCATTTTACTTATAAAGATGCTCCTCATTTATCACAAATAGAAATAGAGAAAGAAAAATTATTATCAGATCCTTTAAGATTTGCTAGAGAGTATGAAGCTAGCTTTGAAGATTCTGGAGCTAATGTCTTTTATAATTTTAGAAGAACAGAGCATATAGCAGAAGATATCCCTTATTTTGGTGATGAAGAAGATGTTCATGTTGCAATTGATTTTAACGTAGGTGTTATGGCTTGGTCTGCTTTTGCTAAAAGAGGAGATCAAATACATTTTCTTATTGATGGAAAAGGAGCTCCTGATACTACACAACTTTCAAAAATGTTAAAATCTAGATTTTATGGACATCGTATATATGCTTATCCTGACCCTTCAGGTAGAGCTAGAAAAACTTCTGCAGCAGCAGGTATTACTGATTTTAAAATTTTAGAATCAGAAGGTATTACTTGTAGGGCTAGACGAAAAGCCCCACCTATCGCAGACTCTGTACAAGCAGTAAATCTTATGCTTAAGAATGCTGCTGGTCAAATTCGTATGTATTTTAGACCAGAGTGTCAAAATACAATTAAATCAATGGAAACTACTGTTTGGAAAGAAGGTTCTATCGATAGTGCGCAAATCGATAAAACTATGGGAGCAGAACATCATTCTGATGGTGTACGCTATGCTACTGAGTATTTGTTTCCAGTTCAAGCGGGTGGTAAAAAAGTCATTCGTAATACAATGACATTCTAATAGGATCCTAAAATGTCTAATAGTGGTACTTTTAATCTAAATGCAGGCGGTATTTTTTACACTGCAAATAGTAACAAGAGTGTAGGAGACCCTTCAGACCAATACACTAGTATTCGTCCTTTATGGGATCGCTCTCGCGCTGTTGTACAAGGTCAACGTTTTTCTAAAGCGTTTGACACTTATATTGATACTTTAAATTTTAATAACTTGTTGTTACCTTTTTCACCAAGTATGACACAGCATCAATACGATTTTTATAGAGCAGAGGCAGAGTTACCTGGGCTTACTTCACAGTATGCCCGAGTATTAATTGGCTCTCTGCTAAGAAAAGGAGTAAGCCTTGAATTACCAGTAGATGCACCTGATGGAGCTAAAGACTGGATTTTGCATAAGTTTACAGCAGATAAAAAATCTATGCATTCATTTTTAGATGAGGCTATGTGGGAAGAAATTCAAACATCTCGTGCATGGGTTTTAGTAGATTATCCTCAAGTAATGACTGAGCTTTCTTTAGAAGAAGCAGAGGATTTATATCCGTATCCCCGATTATTAAGAGCAGAATCTATAATTAACTGGAAAGAGGGAACACATCCTATTAAGGGAACTCCTTGTTTAACTCAAGTTATTTGTCGTTATTACACACAAAATTATGAGGAAAATGAATTTCATCCAACTTATGTTGATAAAGTAGTTGTTTATGATTTGCCAGATGGCTTTTTAAGAGTTCGTATTTTTGAAAGAACTAAAGAAGATGAAAATGTTCCTATTATTAATGGTGAAATACAACAATATTACAATGTAGAAGGCGGTGGATTTAAAGATTCTTCTAAATCTAATCAGTGGGAATTAAAGTCAACAAATGTTAATGTTTTAAAAAATGGAGAACGTTTAGATTTTATTCCTTTATGGCCATTAAATGGACAAGTTCAACCTAGTGAACCAATTTTACAACCCTTAATTGATCGTGAAATTGGATTGTATAATAAAGTTTCTCGAAGAAATCATTTACTTTACGGAGCTGCAACTTATACTCCTGTTGTAGCTTCTGATATGTCAGATGAAGAGTTTGAAGAACTAGTTTCTGCAGGCTTAGGCTCTTGGCTTCGAGTAAGAGAAGGAGAAAAAGTTACTGCACTTGAAACTCCAACAAATGCTCTTAAAGATATGGAGCAAGCAATTAACAATACTGTAGAAGAAATGTCTAGGATGGGCATTCGATTATTATCTCCTGAAGGTAATAGCTCAGGGATTGCTTTAGAAATCCGTAATGCGGCTCAAACAGGCTTATTAGGTAATCTTAATACTAGAGTTTCTATTACTATGTCTGAAATTATTGCTTTTATGCTTAATTGGAAGTATAACACAGAGTATGAAACTAGTGATATTAAGTTTATGCTTTCTGGAGACTTTAATCCAGCACCTCTTGGCTCTGATTGGATGCGTTTAGTTACAGAGTGGTATCAAGCGGGTCTTATCCCTCGTGCAACTTTTTTGGATATTGCTAAACAAAACGATATTATTCCAAATGATTATGACGATCAAGAAGCTATTGCAGAAATTGAGGAAGACGATTTAATTGTACCTATTAGAGAACAATTTGACGTCAACGTTGAATTACGTCAAGCAAAAGCTACTGGTACAAATAATGAAACAGGTTATCAGGGAAATAATGGTCAGACGCAAGGTGGGGCTACTATTAGACCTCTTCGTGAAAGAACAAAACCTGAAAATGATGGGAATATTTCTCCCGAACGTTAATTCAAACAATAAACGGCCCCTTTAAGTTTACTTATTGGGGCTAATTATTAGGAGAAACTTATGTCAATTAATACAACTCTTTATGATAATGCAATTCAAAATGCAGCAGAAATTCGTATTGCAGAAGAAGAATTATTTACGCAATTAGACAGGCTTAATCGTGATCATCAAAGCCGACTAACTAAGTTAATTGCTCGTAACTCTTCTGAAACAGATTTATTAAAAGAAGTAAATCGTTATAAAAGTATTTCTAAAAATACTATTGAAAGTGCTTTAGATAACTTAGGAGTTAAAGAATTATCTTTTCAAAAAAATACTATTTCTAATGCTTCTAAAAGTTTTTATAAATTAAAAGATGTTTCTAGAGAAGGTTTTTTAAATTCTATTAAAAATACTCCTATTAGAGGAAACAAAAATTTAACTCAACAAGTTAATGGTATTTTTAGTAAGCAAGAAGAAAGAGTTAAAAGTGTTTTAACAAAAAACATTTCGTCAAAATCACAACTTACTGCTGAAATTAAAAACACTAGTAATCTAACTAGAGCCCAAAGTCATACTTTATTTGCAACTTCTAGTACTCAAAGCCAATCCGAAGCTTTTACTAAAACAATGGAAGCAAACAAAGATATTATTAAAGGCTATAGATTTACAGCAGTTTTAGATTCTAGGACTTCGGATATCTGCCAACACCATGATGGAGAAATTTATCCTGTTGACGATCCAAAATTTATACCACCTTTACATTGGAATTGTCGTTCTGTTTTAGTTCCTGTTCTAAAATCACATAGCGAATTAATTGGAACTGATAGTAATAGAATTATTTACTCTGTTTTAGAAAAAATGAATGTAAGTTCTATTTCTAGATTAGATGGTTTAAATCCTAAATTAGAAACTTATGATGTTTGGTTGCGTAGACAGCCTTCAGAAGTTCAATTAAAACACTTAGGTAATAATTTAGAAAGGCTTGCTTTATTTCAAAATGGTAACTTACATCTTAAAGATTTTCAGTCTGCTAGGGGAACTAATATTAGTGCAGAAGTTCTTGCACGTAAAGCACAAGAAGGCCTTTTTGATACACCTATTAGAACAACTAAATATCAACCCGCAGTTAATTCAGAATTTAAAGTTGATGCTTATAAAGTTGAAAACCTAATAAAAGATAAAAAAGCTCAAAATCAGTTAAAAGAGTTATTTGAAATTGATGAAAGACATAGCATTTCTCCTTTATCTACTACTGAGTTTAGAGGTGTTACTTCTGAAACCAAAAGACAAAATAGATTTAAGTCAAAAACAGTAGCAGATGAAGATCTAATTATGGATCCAGTAACAGGAATTGTTAGAAATCCTTTAATTTACAAGCCTAATAATTCTTTATTAGAAGAAAGACTTACTCTAGTACGAAACTCTAAGATACTAAATAAAGAACAAAAAGAGTTTATTGAGAATTTTGTAAATTCAATGGAAGATAGAGTAAGTACTAACAATAGATCTGTTATTACTGAAAATTTGCGTGTTGTTTTTGAACGTCAATTAAATGTTGATTCTCCTAGTTATAATAAACCCTGGGAAAATTTAACCGCAGTCATAAGAGCAGAAAATGTTAATGCTGTGCAAAACGTTTCTAGACGATTAGAAAGAACTTATAGAAAAGATCTTAAGCATATGGTAATTGCTAACGTTAGCGGAGACGCTGATGTTATGCCTTCTGTTAATATTTTTGGAAATATAAGAACTTTTGATCAAATAGAAAATAGTATTGCGTCTAATCAAAGATTTGTAGATGATTGGATTGATCGTAAAGGCTTAAAAATGGCTACTAAAGTTTATTTTAGTGGAAAAGCACCTTTAAGAAATTATTTTTTACCACCTTCTCAAATTAATCCTTTAGATTTTAAAAAAAGAATTATAAAAGCTTATGATGAAGCAATTGATACTATAAATGTTCCAGCAAGGTTAAAAAAATATCTTAAACAACAAATTGAGTTTTGGACACAAAATCCAATTACTGTTGCAGAAAATGCATTAATTGACTTTGCAAGAGAATTAAATGTTAAATGGTATCAATTAGTAGAACTAGAATTTTTTTATCGATTAGTTAATATAAATATTAGAAAATCTGTTGTTAACAATTCACCAGATATTGTTAAAGTAAATACCAGAGCAATTGCAAAAGGCTTAAAAGCTTTAGCAGATGGTTCTACTTTAGACTATGATACGCTTGCTATTAATGTAGGTAAAGCTTTATATGCCGAATCAAAAATAGATTTACCTTGGAGAAAACCTACTTTAAAAGATTATCATAAAAATGGATCTCGTATATTAGCAGATTTAGAAAAACAAGGGCTTATTAAAATTGGTCAAGCTACAGTAACTCGTCAAAGTGTCATTGATGTTAAAACAGGACGTCCAGACCCTTCAGGTTACAAAGAAGTCCAACAAAGAGAAATAGAAATTTTAGATCCTGATTTGTTTAAGTTACAACAAATAAATAGAGAGCTTTATATTGGGCGTAGAATTGGTATTACTCAAAATAAAAATAGATTATATTTAGATCCACCTCAAGAAGGAAAAGGCGCTGCTAATATTAAATATAAAGATGCGCAAGGAAAAGTTACTAGTGAAAGGGTTATTACTAGATCTGCATCTGCTAAATTAGGAACAGATGAAGATGCTATTGGTAATCAGCTAGATCGTGATTTTCAAAACCAAACTAACTATGCTAATAGTTTAGAATGGGGCTTAGACAATCAATTTACAGACTTTTTCCAAGATGTAGTTTATTATACGCCTAAAGACTTAAAAAGAGTTACAAATGCTCCTAACTTATTTAGAGAAGTAGTTAAACGACGTGGCGAACAAGGTACTATGTTTATGCAATCTATGAAATGGCATAGACAAAAAAATACTAATTGGTCTAATATTCATCAATTTGATGGCCGTGGTCGTTTTTATGAACAAGGCTATTTAGCCGCTACTAGAGGTGAATTAGTTCGTCCATTTTTGCACACTACTTTTGATCAAAATGGTAGCAACGCAATTATTATAGAGCTTAAAAAACAATTAGGCGCAACTATTGGAGACAAAAATTTAAGCTTATCTACTACTGGTAGGTTTCAAAATTTTGATGACAATATAGAAGATATCTTTGAAATTGGCTCAATTATACAAGGTAAATATAATCAAAAACAAAGATCTATTAATGAATTTCTTGAAAATAAGTTAATTGCACATGTTGATGATATTAGTGATGCAGCAGAAATTGGTAAAATTGCTAGATACTCTTTAGAAATTAAAAGAATTGAAGATCACCTTAATAAATCAAAATTAACTCTTAAATCTAAAAAAATAGAAAAAGGTGTAGTATTCCAAACATGGGATGCGTCTAATAAAAAACATAATTTTATTATGCAAAAGTTTAAAACTAGATTATTAGTAGAAAATGATGCATCCGCTTCAGGAGCACAACAAATTGCTTTAGCGTCTGGAGATAAATTATTAGCAGATGCTTCAAATGTTATCCCTACTCCGCAAAAACAAAGATTATACGATTTAGCAGCACAAGCTACTGTAGCTAATCCAGAGTTTCAAAAAAGATTTGGACCAGAAGGTTTAAATCTTGGTCTTGACTGGGAAGACCTGCAAAAAGGAGCTAAAGCTCAGAACATGGTAACTTTTTATGGTGCAGGAGAAGCTACTAAAACTTTAAGCATTGAATCTAAATTTGCTAAAGTTCTTACAAAAAATGAACAAAATATTGTTGTTTACTCTGATAAAGCACCTGATGTACCTAATGCTTTTTCTCAAAAAGAATTATATAGTGCAATTGAAACTAATATAAATGATGCAGAAGCTAGAGGTTTAACCAATACTGTAATTGGTTTAAAACAGGTAAGAGATGAGTTAGATCAAGTTTTAAAAAAAGAAATTTCTATTGGCGATCATTTGTTAAGATATGCTAGTGAAAAAGATGATGTTGTAACTGAATTTGTTATGAAATCTACTAACACTAGAGTTAAACTTATTACACCAAAAGATTTTGAGTTTATTAACCGAGTAATGTCTGAAGAGTTAAGTAAAATTGCGCCTTCTACTGAAAGATTTATTACTTTTTGGAAAGCAGCAGCAAGAACTTATGTAAATGTTTCAGGCACCGTAGATATTCCTTGGGTTAACTATAGAGGAAAACAATTTACTCAGTTTTATAGACCTATATCCGAAGATTCTATTAGCTTTAAAGATCCTATAACGGGTAAAATAATTTCAAATAGTTATCGCAATTCAGTAGATGATGGTTTATTAAGATCTTCTGGTTCTGCGGGAGATGCTCAAACAGGGTTGGGTGTTAATGGAAACCATTCTAATGATGCTAGTTTAGTTCAAGGTTATTGGTTAAAAGCAAAATCAGAAAAGAAAAGAGTTGCTACTATCCATGATGGGTTTTTCTCACCTATTGAAGATGCAGATTGGACAATTGATACTCTTTATAACTTAATGGGTGATGCTGTAGAAAGTAACTCTATTAAAAAAACTTTAATTTCTATGAGAGATTTTGCAAAAACTAATGTTAATCGGGAAACACGTAGAGAGCAAGCAAAAATACTAGACTCTTTACTGGATAAAGCAGAAGCTAATATATTAACTCGTGAAGATATCTCTAATGCTTTTAAAACACTTCCCGGTTTAAGAGAGTATATTAAAAAACAAGCTAAACTAACTGACTATGAGTTAAATAAAAAATTAGGTAATGCTCAAAAACAAGCTATACTTAATGATTTAGCTAGTAATGTAACTGATGAATTTTACTCTGTCAAAACGTTAAAAGATAGTATGTCTGATATACTTCTTTTAGAAAAAACTTTAAATAAAGAGTTTAATTTAAGTACAAATCAAATTTTAAATCAATATGCAAAACATGGGACTAAAAGAAGACTTCTAATTACTCAAAATAAATACAAAGAAGGAACTTTAAATAATGGTTTATTTTTTAATCAATATTTTAAAGAACCTGCTTTAACTCCACAAGAAACTTCAAAATATAGAGATGCTGTTAAAAAAGCAACAGCTCAAAAAAAAGCTATTCCTTATGTTGCAGAAGTCCTAGGTAAAAAACCTACTCAAAATGAGCTTCTTCGTAAACAATATAACGTAAGCAATCTTAAAAATTTAGAAGATAAAATTAAAAGTGGAAATTTTACTTTTGAAAATTTTTTTAAAAATGAATTAATAAAAACTGAAAATCCTTTAGATTTAAAAGTTTTAAAAGAAGTTATTAAAAATGTAAGTAATTCTCAAAACCCAGACATTAATATTACAGATATTATTGCTAGTGTAAAAAGCTATCGTGGAAATCTTAGAAGTGTACAAAGAAAACAACTTAAAGAAATAGATAGCTGGTATGAAAGCATGTTAGCCGAAGCTACCCGTGCACAATTAATTGACAAAAATAAAACAAATAAATTAATATTACAAAAAGTAGATAATTGGCAAACTAGTCTAAATCTTAAAAAATTTAATTATAAACAATTACCATCTTTTTATAGAGATTGGTCAGAGGATTTAGAAAAATATTTTGGTATTAAAAGTCTAGCAGAATTAAATATTAAATATAGATCAGGTAATTTTGATATTGAAGATTTTATTCGAATTCAAGATAATCGTTATCGTGAATTAAAAAAATCAGATATTATTAAAAAACCTTTAGAAAATGAAGATAGGTATGGAATCGGGCCGTAAAAAGCTCGATTTTTCAGCGCCATAAAGAAATAAATTGTATAATTTTTTATACTTTTATTTAAAAATTTATTATTTTTGGTCAGTGATCAAGTGTTTAAGAGCAGTGCTCTAAGGAAATATTATGTCAGAAGAAAAAATTTCAGAATTAAATGAAAACATTGCAGCAGCAGAAGCTGCTATTAATAGCCTTGAATCCCAAATAGGGAAAAAAGAGAATCTTTCTGCAGAAAACTCTAGTAGCAAACCTTCAGCAAAACAAGAATTGGATGATCGTTTAAACGATGTTGATTTAAAACAAATGATTGAACGTCGTGTTCAGGAAGAAGTAAATCAAGCAAAAACCGCATTTAAAGATAAATTAGATGAGGTTTATAAATTACGTGATCAAGCAATTAAAGAAAAAGTAACGCTAGAAGAAGAGAAGAGACAAGCAGAAATTAAACGGATGGAAGACGAAGGCAAACATAAAGAAGTTGCTGAATTACGAATGGCTGAGTTAAATGCGCGTTTAGAGACTCTCCAGAAAGAAAATACTAAGCTTACTCGAGATCAGGCAGTGCGTGATGCTATGAGAGGTGTAGACTTCCGTTCAGACGTGGCCGCAGAAATGGCTCAAGAAAGAATTCTAAGTCAACTGATCCAAGAACAATCTGGACGTTGGACTCATAAGAGTGGTATCTCTATCAAGGAATATGTTGATCATTTTACAAAAGATGAAGAAAATAATTTTCTTTTGAAAGCAAAAGCTAATAGTGGTTTAGGCATGACACAAGCTGCTGGAACTGCTAATACAAATTTAGATAAACCTATAACTGAAATGAGCACTGAAGAATTGTTACAACATTTTTCTAAACAATCTCCTTCAGGAAGTTTTGGTTATTAAAACTTAAGGAATAAAAATGGCGATCTCAGCTAATACAACTATGGGCAATTTCTCATTTGCCATTCAGAGCGCTCTTTCTGCTTACTCTGATGAAATGTATACTAATGCCAAAAAGCTATCAGGAACTGGTATTGTAGGAGCAAACGCTCAAATCGATCCAAATACTGAAACTTTCATTGGTCAAACTCGTTTCTTCAAGCCTTATGCTTCACAAACTGTAAACGTTGCTTCTACAACTTCTGCAACTGATGGTTCAAAACAGTCTTATACTTCAGACTTTTTAAGCTATGTTAAAACAGTTCGTACACATGGCGCACAAGAAATCAACATGCAGCGTGTTGTTTCTCAACAAGACGGTCTTGCTAAAATTGCTCGCGACTTTGGTGAAGTTCGTGCACAAGACGAGCATGATGCAATCCTTAACATCCTTCAAGGTGTTGCTAAAAAAGAAGCAGCTATCGGAACTGGTTACAGTGCTTTTGGCGGTAACTATGATTCAGATGGTCTTGGTCTCTTTGTAGACGTAAACGCTGGAGGTGCCTTTGGTACTGACACAGATCAAGGTCTTCTTACAGCTGGTGGTATTGCTTCAGGTTATGGCGCTATTCGTGCTGAAAACCTATTTACTGCTCTTTCTCTTGGCTTTGCAGACTATGAGCCGGACTTTGTTTACATGGTTACTTCTCCAGAAGTTATGACTCAATTGCGTGTTGCTAACATTGTTGACCAAACAACTGTTACAGAAGGCAACCTTGAGTTTACTACTGCTTTTGGTGGTAAGTTCCGTTTGATCATGACTCGTGCTGATCAAGGTAACCGTGGTAGTGACACTAACGTTCACGCTAACTCTGTTAAAACTACTTTCATGGTTAAGCCTGGAGCTATTGAACTAGCTCAACTTGCTGTTCCAATGCCAGTAGAACTTTATCGTGATGCTAACAAGTATAACGGTGGCGGTACTACAGATATTTGGTATCGTTGGGGCTACGTTGCTCATCCTATGGGCTACAATTGGGCTGGTTCTACTACTGCATTTGCTACTAACGCTACTTACAATGCCGCGGCATCGTGGGAACGTAAGTATGATACGTTGAATCTTGGTATTCTTCCGATCTTCCACGCTTAATTGAGAGGTAAGGTATGGCTTTAGTGCTAGGCATAAACAGCTATGCTACTATAGAAGAGGCTAATATTTATTTTGAGTCTCGTATTGATGTAGCTACGTGGGAATCAGCTGATGACACGCTTAAGGAGCAAGCTCTAGTTTCTGCAACTAGATACTTGGACACTCTTGCCTATACTGGGTACGTTACCGATACTGATCAAGCAATGTCATGGCCTCGAACAGGAACTATTTATAGCTCTCAAAGAGGTCGTGATATTCAATTTTCAAAAAGTTATACTTGGGTAGAATTAACTACAACGTCTTCAAATAATTTTACTACGGCGTTGTATAATCTACCTTTAGAAATTCGTTTAATTAAAACTGCAAGCATAGAACAAGCTTATCATTTTATTAATAATGATGGACTTCTAGATAATACTGGAGGTTTACCAGACAGAGTTGCAGTAGGATCAATCACTATTGATGGTCTTAATGGTAATTCTGAAACACCAGCTCGTTCTCGTGTAGTAACTAATTTAATTAGACCACTATTAATTAATGGTGGTTCTTCACAATGGTTTAGGTCAAACTAATGGCATTAAAATCTTTACTTAAAAGTCAAGTGAAAAAGACATTTGATTTATATTTACAAGATCTCGCTCAAGATGTTACTTTGACCAATAAATCTGCAAGCTCTTATAATTTTACAACAGGTGTAACTACTGTTTCAGATAAAGCTTCCATTACTGTAAAAGGTGTATTAGTAGAAGGTAAAAAAGATCCAAAAGATCCTTTAAATACAACTACTGCAAAAGATATTCTTTTAATTAATGCAGAAGATGTTACAGAGTTTAACTTGTATGATTCTATTAAAGTAAGTGGTAAAACTTATAATATTGACTCTTTTACTAATAATGGCTTTTTAATCGAAGCCGATATAAGTGGAGGTTAATATGGCTAAATTTTCACAAGTTATTCAGGATATTGAAAATATTTTTGGAACTTCCGCGTGGACTTCTAAAAGTATTCAAGCTTATCCTACAAATTATAGCGGTACTTACACAAATGAATTTGTTAAATTAGAAATAATTCCTTCAAGACCTTTAAATGCTTTTGGAAACTTAAGCGTTCAAGGTCAAATTATTGCCCAAATCTATGTACAAACGGGATTAGGTGCAAGAAGGATTATGGAAATAGCAGATGAATTAGACGATGTTCTCCAAGCTAAAACTTTAAGTAATGGCACTCAGACTGGCACTAGTGCTTTATCTTTCTTAGGCGTAGATCCAGATGACAATTCGTTGTTTAGGGCGGATTATTCAATTTCATTTAAAAAATACTAAGGACTAACAATGGCTCACATTAACAGTATTACAGCTGTCCGTTTTGCTTCACTTGCTTATTCCGATGGCACACCTGCTGATTTTACTTCAGCAAGTGCAGCTACTCGCGGTGCAAATGCAAAAGCTCTTTTTACAGGAGCTAATAATGTATCACTAGTAGGTGACCTTCGTGAATTTCCTTCACTAGGTACTCCTGCTAATATTGTAAACGTTCCTGTTTACGGACAAGCGCAATCACAACAAGTTGGTGGTCAATCAGACGCTCCAACTCTTGAATTTACACTTAATTATAATCCAGCTAACCACGCTGCTCTTGACACTCTTCGTCGGAGTGGTACTCAGGTTACTTGGCGCGTACGTTTAAGTGATGTTGACGGTGTACAATCAGATACGGATATTCCATCTGATGATACTAAACTTTACAATGATATTTATTTTAATGGTAAAGTAGAATCGTTTGAAATTACTCCTTCTCTTTCAGATTCAATGCAAGCAACTTTTTCAGTATCTTGTCAATCTGACTTCGAAGGCCCGTATTCTAACGTTAGTGGAACTTACGGAACACCATAATAAAAAAAGGAGTGGCCTTCGGGTCACTCTTTTTATATAAGGAGTTTCATTATGAAACTTATTATTGAAAGTGAAACAATAGTACGTTGTGCTGAAACAGGTAAAGAATTTGCAATTGCTGATTTAAAAACTATTAAAGAAAAAAATGAAATTGTAGAAGATAAAACAAAACCTGTAATTAAAAAAACAAAACGTGTTATATCAGAATTTAAAAAACTTGAAGAAGAATAAGTAGGAATAAATATGTCAGACGATTCAGCACCTTTCTCAAAAGCATATGTGCTTAAAACTACGTCAAGACACATGCGACGTAGCATTGATATTAGTATTAGAAAAACTTTTGATAGGATGAAAGATTTTTCAGAGGATAATCAAAAGAAAATTGAAGTTATGGAAACTTTAGATTGTTTACATAAAATGCGTAAAATGCTTGATGATTTTCAAATGTATAATCAACATTTATTTGCAGAAAACCAAGAATAGGAGTAAAATATGCCAGCAGGTAAAGGTACTTATGGTTCAAAAGTAGGTAGACCTAAAAAGAAAATGTTTAAGACTTGTGCAACTTGTACAACACCAGCCGCTTGTAAAAAAGCAGGGAAATGTTTAAAAAGAGGTAAGTGATGCCAGGTAAGAAAAAAGGTTTGTGGGCTAATATACACGCAAAAAGGAAAAGAATTAAAACGGGATCTAAAGAAAGAATGAGATCTCCCGGTTCAAAGGGCGCTCCTACAGCTAAGGCTTTAAAAGAATCCTCTAAAAAAGGTAAAAAATAATGGCTAAAGAAAAAGATCCAAGACTTGAAAGAGCAGGAGTTAGCGGATACAATAAACCTAAAAGAACACCTAATCACCCCCGAAAATCTCATGTTGTTGTAGCTAAAGTAGGCGACAAAGTTAAACTTATCAGGTTTGGTCAACAAGGAGTAAAAGGTGCAGGTTCAAATCCAAAATCGGATAAAGAAAAAGCACGTAAAAAAAGTTATTATGCTAGGCATAATGCACAAGATTCAAAACCATCTAAATTATCACCTCGATATTGGTCGCATAAAGTTAAATGGTAATATATAAATAAATATCTAGGAATATATAAATGAGAAAATTTGTAGGAAAAGTTCAAACTAAAAAAGTTGATTTTATGGGAAGTAAATTAGAAATTCGTAAATTAACAGCAGGTGCTGTAGAACGAATTGGAAAAGTTGCTACTGAAAAAGCGGAAACTGAGGATCCAAATGCATTGGATACTGTTGCAGTTATTTTAAACGAAGCAGTGGTTTTACCTGATGGGGAAGAGCCAATTGATTTGGAGTTGCTTCGAGAATTTCCGTTAGATGAACTTAATAGCGTAGTAAACGAAGTTATGATTTATGCGGGAGTAAATGTCCCTTTAGTGGAAGCGGTGGACGCAGACGCTTAAGCCAAACAGAACTACAAGAATACGAATTAGCTTTTCAGCTTAAAATGAGTATAGCTGAAATTAAAGAGATGGATTATGAAGAGTATCTTGGGTGGTTTGATTTCTTTTCAAGAAGACCTCCTGGGTGGCAAGATGATTTAAGAACATATTATATAATGTCTTCTGGAATGGGTCAAATGAAAAAGAAACCCGAAGAAATTTTTCCCTCTATACTAGCAGTTAAAAAAGATGAAGCAATAGAAAGAGAAGAAGGTGCTAAACTTACAAATAGTTTAAAAGCATCTCCTTTTGGTATAGCTTTAATTAATGCTGGTATTAAATAATGCTAAATTTTTTATCGCCCTATGATGGTGAGCTATTAGTAGTTCATAGTCATAGGGCTTTTTTGTTTTATAGCTATAGGAGATAGCAATGGCACTTACTTTTAAAGTTCGAGGTGTTAAGCAAACGTTTGAACAGCTAAATGCTGATATAAATGAAATAGTTGATGATAAAACTAGAGCTTTAACTACTGATGCTGTACAAGAGCTAATTGAAAATACTCCTGTAGATACAGGCAAAGCAAGAGATTCGTGGCGAGTAGAAGCAATAAATATTGAAGAAAAAGATTTACCTAAAGAACGAATAATCGTTACTATTGATAATGAAGTTCCTTATATAGCAGAACTTAATTCAGGTTCTTCAAGACAAGCTCCTCCCCGATTTATAGAAAAAACAATTTTAAAATATTTTGACCCTGATGGTGTCATTGTCCAAGTTAAAAATAATTAGGAGATTTAAATGGCAGTTCAAATTGATATTAGAGCTAATTCTGAACAGGCTAAACGTAGCATTGATCAGCTAAATAACTCTGTTAAAAATATTGAAACATCAACTCAAAATGTTAATAATAGTTTTAAAAATTTAGGCAGAGTAGCTAATTTTGCTGCTGCAGCTATTGCTGCTGCTTTTACAGGTAATGCAATTACTAGAGCAGCAGATACTTATAAAGAAATTAATAGTTCTTTAAGACTAGCAACTCGAAATGCTAAAGAATTAGCTAATGCTCAACGTTCAATTAATAAAATTACTATTGAAACTAGAGGAAATTTATCTAGTACTGCAAATCTTTTTGCTAGGCTTAATAGAAGTGCTATTCAATTAGGTCGTAGTCAACAAGATACAGTAAAAGCTACTAGAGCAATTTCTCAAGCTATTCAAATTTCAGGAGCTTCTGCAGCTTCTGCACAAGCAGCTATTATTCAGTTAGGTCAAGGTTTAGCTTCTGGAACATTACGTGGTGAAGAACTTAATTCAGTATTAGAACAAACACCTCGTGTAGCACAAGCTATTGCTAAAGAATTAGGTGTAAGTTTAGGACAACTAAGAAAAATTGCCTCTGAAGGCAAGGTAACTTCTGAGGTTGTTTTTGATGCTTTGGTAAAACAATCTGCACAAATAAACAGAGAATTTACTAGTGTATCACTTACTGTAGGTCAAGCTTTTAATGTTCTTAATACAGGTGCTACAACTTTTTTAGCTGCTTTAGATAAATCTTTGGGCTTATCAAGTGCATTGGCTAATCGAATTCAATTAGTTGGTAAATTTTTAAATGATTTTGGAACTGAATTTGAAGACAGACTTTCTATTTTACAAACACGACTTGTATTGTTTAGAATGGATGTTGAAGATATTTTTACTAAATTATTTAATAAAATACAAGGCCTTTTTGATAACTTAACTTTTTCTAATATTGGTTTTGAAATTGAAAGTGATGCCTTTAATAGAGCTAAAGCTAAATTTAATGAAATTGGAGAAGAATTAAAAAAAGTAAGTAATTTTGAAATTGGCATTGATTTTAGCGGAATAAAAAGTTCTGTTGATACGGTAAAAACTTTTGTTAACAGTATTTATAATTACTTTTATGATCTTTATATTGATTTAGTAGGTAACTCTATTGTACCTGATATGGTATACGCTATTATTGATCAGTTTTTAATTTTAAAAGCTGAAGGAATAAGAGTTATTAGCGGTTTTATTTCTGATATTGAAGGTAGTTTTAACAAAATATTAGAACATGAATTAACTCAAAAAGGATTGAGTAAATTAAAAAGTTCAATTAATGAGTTAAAAGAAACTTCAACCTTTAATAAATTAGAAAGCGCTTTAAGTTCAGCTAAAGAAAAAGCAATAGAAATTGGTACAACTTTAAAAGATGCTTTTAATACAACTTTTAGTTTAAGTCAAGAAACTAAAACAAGTTTAGAGGCAGGATTAGGTACTGCTCTTATAGCAGCAATTAGTGCACAAGGCGTTGTTAACGCTTTTAAATTTGCTATTCAAAATGGAGCTAAATTAGCAAAACCTATAGCTATTTTAACAGTTACTGAAGCTTTTGGAACTCAAATTGCAGAAAAATTATCTAAAATTAATTTTACAGATTTAGGTAAAAAGTTAGGCGCTGGTTTTAATGAAATCGCTAATAGTGCGTCTAGTAGCGGAACTGGTAATTTAATTAGCCAACTTGCAGCCGAAGCTTTAGCGCTTATAAGAGGTGCCTTTGAAGGTGCTTTTGTAGATCCTAGTCTTAAAGAGAGTTTCTCAAATGTTATAATTGGAGCGTTTGCTCTTGCTTTAGCTTCTGGCACAATTCGTTCAGCTATTGCTGGAGCTTTTGCTTTTGCTTTTACAGGAGGCACTCTTAGTGATAGAGCAGGTTTTGGTAAAAACGCAAAGGCTCTTGATATAGAAAAACCAGCAGAAGCTGCTAGATTTAAAACGCAAAGACTTGGTGGTGGTGTTGGAGCACTTTTAGCAGGACTTTTTGTTTCAGGTGTTGTAGATGAATTAGGAGGTTCTGCAGGAGAACAAATAACATATGCTTTTGCCGCCGCATTAGTTGGCGGTGCCGCTGCAACAGCCCTTACAAATGCCGCTATTAGTTTTTCTGGTAAAATTATTACAGGCTTAACTGCCGCATCTGCCGCTGCAGGTTTAACTGCCGCAGGTGCTGCAATAGCTGGGGGCATATTAACTGTTCTTGCTGGATTAGGAGGAGCTCTTCTTTTCCCTGAAGAAACTCAAAAATTAGTAAGAGCTGTTTTTGGTGATGCCGCTGGAGATTTTGCTAAGTCTATAATACAAGGTCTTAAAGATTCTGTAAATTTCATTGCTGAAGCTGTTGCTAAAGGAATTGGAAAATTCTTTTTAAGTCCTTTTAGTGGTGGTACAACCGAACAAAAACTAACGCCTGAAGGAATAGCTGGAAGAGGCACAGCAACTACTGCTATTGACCAATTTAGACAAAGCCCACAAATTTCAAGTAGCGATGATGCAAAATTATCGCGAGCTATTACTCTTATTGCTGATTCTAATTTAAGTAATCAAGAAGTTGCAAAAAATTTAAGAGAAATTAATTCTAATAATGCTGCAGTAACTGATTTATTAAATCGTCTTGCTAGTGCTTTAGAGCTTATTGCTAATCCTCGTAGAATTGATGTGGAGAAAAGATTTGCTAATGGTGGACGTGTATTTGGATCAGGCACTAGTAAATCTGATAGTATTCCTGCTTATTTATCTAATGGTGAATATGTTGTTAATGCTAAAGCTACCTCTCGTAATTTAGGATTATTATCTGCCATTAATGGTGGAATGAATCCTGGGGGTAATAGTGGTAGATTTAATGATGGTGGTTTAGCTTCTTATTTAACAAAATTAATTGAATTTGAAGGTGGTTATTCTAACAAAAAAACTGATAGAGGCGGTGAAACTAATTTTGGTATAACTCAAACTACTTATAAAGGGGAAGGTTTCTCAAGTCGTAAAGGTTTTCCAAAAGGTGTAAAAGATTTAACTTTAAAACAAGCTGAAGCTTTTTATTCATATTTTTGGAAGAAAAATAATATAGATAGAAATTTTCCAAAACAGCTTAGACATCAAGGATTTGATATAGTTGTTAATAGTGGTCCTGGAAATACCGCTAGAATGATTCAAGAGCATTTTGGAATTACTGGCGCTGATGGTAAACCAACTAACCAATTTGGTTCTCAAACTAGAAAAGCAATTGCAACTCTTACTAATTCAGAATTAGCAAATATAAGAATTGCATATCTTAAAAATTTAGCAAAATCTGATCCTATACAAGGAAAACCAAATGAAAAAGGTTGGCTAAGAAGAGCTAACTATTTTAAAGGATACGCATCAGGTGGTAAAGTAACAGGCCCAGGAACAGGTCGTTCTGATGATATTCCAGCAATGTTATCTAACGGTGAATTTGTAGTTAACGCTAAGTCTACTGCTCGTAACAGAGGATTGTTAGAATCTATTAATCGTCAAAAATTTAACAATGGTGGTATGGCAGGTAAAATTTCTGCTTTAAATCCTACTGCAGAAAATCTAGCTCCTTTTTTAAAAGAATTAATTAATATTACTGTTGATAAAAATAAATTTGAAAAATTAACAGGTGCTAGTAAAGAAACTATTAAACAAGCACTTTCTGCGCTTGCAAACACTAATGAGAGATTACAAGCTGCAACTTCTTCAGGAAATTTTGAAAGATCAGCTGAATTATTAGTTGAACAAGAAAAGCTTCAAAAGCTCTTAGATAACAAATTAGATGATGTAGTTGATGCTATAAACAAAAATGCTGCACCGGATGGTAAAACTTTTGCTGAAAAAGTAATGGAATCTATTAACACTAAAGAAGCAGGAAGAGCTGCTGGAGAAGATTTTGTTGCTAATCTTAGAACCGCTATTATTAAAGGCGAAGGTGGTGGCATTAAACAATTATTAAATAGTTTTGTTGATACCTTTACTAAAACTATTGTTAACCAATTTTTTGAAGGAATGACTAAAGAAGTTGGAAACTTAACAGCAGATTTGTTTAAATCAAATGGTCCTCTATCTGGTGGTTTTAGTAGTATATTTAGTTCTATTGGTGGCTTCTTTGGAATGGGAGGAGGAGGCACTCTTGGCTATAATGATATGAGTTTTGAGTTAGCTTCTGGAGGTATGGTTCCTGGTCCTTTAGGCGCTCCTATGCCAGGTATTGCTCACGGCGGTGAAATGATTCTTAACCCAACTCAACAAGCAGCAGTGTTTGGAGATAAAACTAATTCGGGAAGCGTAGATAACGTAACAGTAAACCTACAAGTTGTTGGAGATGTTTCTATGCAAACTCGTAAAGAAGTATTAAACATGATGCCAGAAATTGCCAACGCAACTCAAGTCACATTCGCAGAAAGAAGATTAATTGGAGATAGGTAATGCCAAAATTTTTAGATTTTAATTATGTAACTCCAGTTACAATCAAAAACAATGAGCCTAGGTTTATAACGGATACTTTGTCTCTTAGGAGGCAGAGTGTTAGAACTGGCGCTCAACGTTGGGAATTAACCGTAGGTTTTCAAGGCGGTAAAGCAGATAATTTATTAGGCGTATTACAAGCACATTACTTAAGGTTTGGTGATACTGCTTTTAATTTTGCTATGCCTCAACCTTTCATGATTGATACTTCAGATACTGATGTTTACGAACCAACTACAGGTACTGCTTCAGGGAGCGCAGGTTCTACTAGTGTAACCCTTAGTTCTGCAGGCATTTATCCTGTAGGTTGGTTTGTTAAATTTGCTAGTCATAGTAAAATTTATATGGTAACTGAAAGTAATGGTACTAGTTTAAAAATAGCACCTGCATTAACAGAGGATCTTGTAGATATTGCTGTTACTTCAGATCAAGCAACAGATGAAGATGATACTACAGGTGTTAGAATTCGTGTTCAACATGAAATATCAAATGAATCAGTTACTTACACGCAAGGTGTTTTACAAAGCGCAAATTGGACTTTTATAGAGTCATTAGAATGATAATATTAAAAAAACGTGCAGATTCATATGAAATTCATTTAGATATAGATAAGTGGACAATATCCATGTCAAGAAAATTTTGGAAAGAAGCTAAGCAATTAGCTAGAGAATATGATTATCCAATAGTGTGGACTTATATAAAACCACATAATGTAAAATTTATGAAACATTTAGGGGCAACTTTTGTTAGAAATACTTTAACAGAAGAAGGCATTTACAAAGTATATTATTTTGATTCAGAGGTTTTAAGAAATGCTACAAATAAGTAACGAATTACGTAATGCTATAGTATATCAAGCAACTAACCCTGCATCTAATAACCTTATTACTTTTTCTTTAGTTAAAATAGGATTTGATACACAATTATTAATGACAGATGCTCCTAGAAATATTACAGTTTCTGTTGATAGTGTTAACAGAACGTATACCCCTTCTAACAATTTGTTATCAGTTTCACCACCTAAATCAGAAGGCGAAATAGATAGAGATATATTTCAAATTACTCTATCAGACCCTTCTTTTTCTTTAGCTGGAACTTTATCTCAAGAAGCTACTGGGATTCCGGTAGATGTACGCTTAGGTTTTATAACAGATACTGAAGAATTAATTGCAGAAACTTTACCAGTGTACTCTGGTCAAATTTCATCGTGGGGAAGTAAAGTTGAAAATAATGAGCCGGTAGTTACTATAACTTGTACTGGACCTTTAACTAAACTTAAACAAGTTACAAACAGGTTAACAACAAAAGATAATCAACAAAATATTCATGATACAGATAGTTGTTTTGATTATTCATTTGACACAGGTAATGAAGCCTCTTTACGATGGGGACCAGCACCACCAAAAGGCTCAGGAGAATAAATAATGGCAGAACCAACCTCAAAACTTATACTCCAACTATTTCTTACTGCTGTTTCAATTCAGCATCAACAAGCTCAAGCTAGAAAACTTAAAAGAGCGCAAGAGCAAGCAGCTGAAGAAGCAAGACTTGCAAATGCAACTAAAAACGTTAGAAAAACAGGTTCTGCAGTTCCTTTAGATTTTCTTTATGGTTATACAGCAATTTCTCCTAGTTTAGTAAATGTAAATACTTCTACAAATTTTGATTTAGCTAATATAGCAAGCACTAACTTCGGTAATTTACCAACAGGTAACGGTTCACAAAATGAATATTTAATATTACAAAAAGCTATTGGTTTTGGAGAACTTGACAGTGTTATAGCGGTAGATGTAGATGACTCAAATATTACTGATACTGATTATTACGCTTATTCTAGAGTTGAAGCTCGATTAAATGGTGGTTATAGCTTATTTGCTGATCAAAATTCTTCTACTATTAATACAGATACTCTATTTCATGATATAGCTTATACAACTGAAATTTATAAAAATAATGTTGATGAACCACAATTTGCTGGTCCTCCTAAAACTTTTTTATATTTAAAAGGTCGTAAAGTAAGAGATATAGTTAGAAGTGGATCTCCAGGCTCTTACACGTATTCTGTAGGTAGCACTTATGCTTGGGATAATAACGCTATTAAAGTTTTATTAGATTACTTATTAGATACAAATGTTGGTGTTGGTTTAAGTTCTTCAACTTTAGACTTAGAATCTTTTTATAATGCTATTCAAATAGCAGATACAGTTGTACAAGCAGATGCTGTTATTAGAGGTAAAATTTTTAATTCTACAGTAACTAGTACAACTCGCGATATTAAAAAATATGAATTTAATGGAGTACTATCTTCTGCAAGTGATCACATTGAAAATATAAAAATTATTATTGATGCTCTTCCAGGTGCAGTATTCCTAAGAGATGCAACTGGTAAAATTAAAATTAGTTTACCAGATGTTGAAAATAGTTATACAGATTCTGAGCTAGCAGTAGGTACTGTTACAGATGACCATTTAATAGTTTATCCTAGTATTGTTTTTCCAGATTCAAGTGAAAAATTAAATACTGTAACAATTACTTTTCCTAATGCAAGTAAAGACTTTGCTAATGATACTTTTACTTATGCACCTTCAAATTTACTTTCAGAAGATCAAAATGTTAAATTAAGTACTTCATTTAATTTACAAGGTATTTCTAATAAATATCATGCTGAGTATTTAGCTAGAACAACTGTTGCACTAAGTCGATTGCCTACCTATGAATTTCGTATGACTGCTGATGGTTTCTTATATGAGCCAGGAGATATTATAAGGTTAATTTCACAATCGCAAAGTATTGATACTTACGTAAGAATTAACTCTATTAATATAAAGCCTTCTATGCAAGTAGAAATTGTAGCAACTAAATTTGTTCAATCTGTTTATACTTGGACAGATCAAGATGATGAAAGTTTTACTAATGCAGTTAATTTTAATTTTAATATTGGAATTCCTAATGTATTAGCTATTGATTTTAATACCGCTTCTCGTTCTACTACCATTAGTTGGACTCCAAGTGATACTGAAAGTCACTTAGTTAATCGTTATGAAATTGAAAGATCTGTTGGAAATGCTAATAATTTTAGTTTGTTAACAACGGTTGATAAAACAGATACAGATACAGAAAGTTTTGTAGATACTAGCATATTAACTGGTGGTAATTATTACTATAGAGTAAGAGCTAGAACCTTAGATAATCGTAGATCAAGCCCTGCTGCTTATTCTGTTATTAATATAGAAGAACTAACTAGTTTATCTACTAGAACTGATATAGCTTATGCTGATGATATTATTAATTCAGATACAGAAGCACCTACTACTTTTACATTTAGTGCTACCGGATCTGGAAATAAAGCTAAAGAATATGCAAAATCAAATTTTGAAGAAATTGTTTGGTTTAATAAAACAGTTAATTTACCTAGCGTAGCACAACCAGAAATTCAAGTTATTAAGGCTAAAGGTACTTATCATGATACAGATAGTGATCAAAAATCAGTAGTAAAAAATACTTTTTTTGGTAGTCATGCAAATGATACTCATGTACCTGAATATAAAAATTGGATATTTAGCTTTGATACTGATAATGTAACAGGGATAGCAGGAGACAATTGGAGTCTTAATTTAAGTTTTGATACTGATGGTACCACTAGTTCTGAAACTCCTTTATATACTTGGGCTTTTACTTTAAAGTACTTAGGAAACAAATATTGGTTTTGGTGGGGTAATAACTTTTCTAATGGCAGCTATAAATATTCTTCTAGCTTACTAACTACTCATAAAGAAAATGTAAAACAATTTTTTATAGATTGGTTTAGTTCTGGAACAGTTTATACTGGTTATTTAAACGATTCTGATAATTTGCAAGATAGTGATTCTTTACAAATTATACCTTTATTTGATAGTGACACTAATACTTTTTCATTACTTGACTTTTCTGCTTCTGATATAGGTTTAACTATTTTTGCTAGTCTTGATTCTGATATAGAAGCTATTGATAATAGAACAGAAAAAGTAATTTTATCAGATACTGATTCTGAGGGTATAGGGCCTAGTAGCGGATATGAGTTTGAAAATTTAGTTACAGCATGGTCTAACTTTATAGATGGTAAAGGAGCTACTACTTTAACTTTTCAACCAAGCGAAAGTAGTAATTCTGTAATTGATTCAGAGCTTATTAATGAGCCTTCAAGTATTACTACTGAATATTATGGCTATTTTGGTGATAGTGATTATGTAAATCCAGGATCTGAACTTAATATTGATACTGATACCTATGTAAAATGGACTAATTCAACAGAAACTTTAAGTATTATATGGAATGGTCAAACTATTATTAGTTTTGATTCTGAAGAAAATTCTTATGGAATTAGATCACAAGGTTATTATACTTATAACACTTTAACTTACTATTGGGATTTTGACAATCCATTTATAGGCGATGGTTTTGGTGAAGATGCTTACTATCGTATTAGGCGTTCTGGTTACCAGAGTAAAACTTTAAATCATACTTTTTCTAATAATATAAATGCTACAGAACAAGCAGAAGAATTTAAAATTGCAATACAAAATGCTTTTCCAAATTTAGCTGTAAGTGATGTTTTTGATTACATTGGAGATTCTAAAGCTACTGAATATATTTTTGATTTTAATGATGCTGAAGTTCAATTAACTTGGGCTTATACTTTTGCAGCTGACATTTTTACAACTAGTTTATCTGAGATTAGAAAAATGTTTCCTTTAACAACTAGAGGTGACGGAAGATCAACTGCTTACTATTCTGGTGATTGGCGAACAGGAACTAGAGAAGATGATATAAGTACTCGAAATGACGATCGAAATTTTGATGGAGACAGTCAACTTAGCTTATTAGTAGATAGCGATTTGTATTTAGCTAATTTTGAAGCATTTTTAAAAGAGGCTTGTGAAAATAGTCCACCAGATCCTTACGGTGGAAGCGCAAATAAAAGTTTAAAACAACACGGAATATATTATATAGGTAATGGTAAAGTTAAATCTTTAAATAGATATTCTGCAACTACTATATTTACAACTTTGTTAAATACTCTGCAATATTCAATTGGAGATTCTGATGAGCGTTTCCCAGATGGTTGGCTTACTACTAATACAGATTATTATGAAAAATATTTAGGTTTTAATAATTATGCAACATCTTATGATTGGTTTAGGATAATACCTAAGGTAACTACTGTTGAAACTAAAAATAATTACAGTTCTTATTTTGATGAAAAACCTTCTGTTAAAATAACTTATCCTATTTCCGGAAATACTACTTCTAATTTTAATTTTAAAACTAATGGTGGAAATTCTACTTTTAATATTTCTCAAGAGATTAATGTAGAAAGAGAGGGAATTAATCCTTTAACTAAACTTTATATTAAAAGCCCAGCAAATCCTTTTGTAGGTAATGATTCTGAAGTATATACCTTTACAGCTACTAAAAATGAAACTTTAAAATCATTATTAAAAAGAGCTGCAGCCGGAATTAATAAAGATACTGCTATACATGAAAATGTAGTAACTGCCGGTATTAATTATCTTCAGTTTACTAGAACAACTCTTAATGGGGTAAATGGTACTTCTCATCGTTGGGGTACTAAAATAGATAACTTTAATGGCGATTCTAATATATTTTTAGATTCTGATGATTCTGATGTTACTACGAGTGCTTCTTATTTAGGAACAGATAATTATCTTTATTCAAATATAGTTCTTACTGAGCAAAATGATTATAATGTTAACTCAATAATTGATATTAGACGAGGAGGAGCATGGTCTAATCCAACAAATAGTGTTCAAGAATTAGAAACTGCTGTTTGGGGTGCAGATGATGTAACTTTTTCTGACTTTAATAATAAAGTTTTAGATCAAGTAAAATATAGAATAGAGAATACTTATAATCCTAATGTCTCTTCTTCAGAAAGATGGAATATAGTTCATGACAGCGATGCAGAGACTCTTACTTTAACTAAAAGCAGCAATGGTTATGTGCCTGATAGCGATATTTGGAATATTCTAGTAACTAGGCAAGGAAATCACACTTTTGAAACTACAATAACTCAAAAAGGTTGGGATCCTTCAGTTGATACTGTAGATTATACTATTACTTATCCTAATGGTGCAACTTTAACTAAATCAGCTAATAATTACAATGATCCTATTTTATTATTAAGAAGTTTAGAAAATGCAACTAATAGTCAATATACTTTATATTTAGATACTGAAATTAGTGCTAAAACTGAATTTAATAGTGGACCTACTTATCTTAGAATTTCTTCAGATACAGATGAAAGAATTAATACTCACATTAGTATTCAACCTACAAGTAAACATTTTGCTGCAGTTCAAACTAGACATATACCTTTAAGAACTGGTTTAAGCTATAATGCAAGTGACAATTTTGAATCTATTTATACGCTTAAATATAATGGATTGCAAATAGGTAATACTATTACAGGAACTATTTCTGATAGTAAAGATAGTGTATTAAGACAAGTTGCATATAATGTAGATTCTGAAAGTTATAACAATGTTAATTTAAATTACAATTCTCAAAGATATTTTTCTTATGCTAAATCAGATTCAATTTATCCCTATTCTTATTTAGATACAGAACAATTACTTAGAGAAGAAAATTTAATATTAACTCATAATACTAATGGGGCTACTTCTGATAATTTTACAGTTGAAGTAGATCACAATAGGTATTATGCGCCTAATGATAGTGATATCTATAATTTTACACATCGGAATATCTGGAATGGTTCTAGTAATGTACCTACTTCTTATTTTGATTCTACTAATTTACAAATAAAAAGCACAGGAGAAAGCCCTAATAGCTTGTTAAGAGTAAGAAGTAGAACTCAAATTAAAGATAGTGTTGAATTATCTTTTAAATTAGCGCATAAACCCTTAACAGGTAATGCATATTATATTGGTTTATCTCCATTTAGTGAAACAAACACTACTGGTAGTCCTAATCATGATTTTCAGATTACCACTTCTTCTCTTCAGTCTCGAATTGGGACTAGTAATGGTGTTATACTTGTTGATCAGATATCTAATTCTGAATGGGATTCAGAGGATATTTTTAAAATAACTTACAATAAAATTAGTAAAGTTGTTAGTTTTTATAAGAGTGATACACTACTAGGATCTGGAACTTTAACTACTGCTAGTGGTTCAGATACAGATTATGAAATGTATTTTGTGTCTAATAAATCAGGAGATACAGATTACATTCACACAGATTTTATCCATTTAAGACCTTTAGATTATAAAGGGGATTTGGCAGTTTCTATTAATAAAACAACTGGAACTACTATAACAGACAATATTGTAATAAATCCAATATATCCTTCTGGATTGTACTCTAATAATACTTATCAAGCAGCAACACCTGCTTCTACTAGTAAATATTTAGGTATTCATACTGTTCAATATGGTGATACAGAACCTGCTGTTTCTACTAGTGATACTGATTATGTATTTAGTAAAATAAAAGCAGATGATGGTGTTAATGGTACTAATGGAGCCTATGGTGCTGGATGGTATAGACTAGTAACTACTGGTGAGTTAGACACTCCTCCGACTACTTCTAAAATTAATTCATGGTTTAAAGCAGCTTCTAACCTTACTACGCCTGCTTATGGTGATAGATTAGTAGTTGAAACTAATAATGCTACTTCAATTTTAAGCACTAGAGCTTATTATTGGACAGGTACTTCTTGGAATGCTTTTGAACATTTAGTGCATGGAGATATGATTGTTGACGGAACTATAGGTGCTGACAAAATTATTACAACGGAGTTAGTAGTTGGTGATGCTAATATTGCTGGTAATATTCAATCTCTTAACTATAACTCAACTGATCAAACAGGATGGTTACTTGATAGAGCGGGAACTTTAATCGCGCAAAACGGTGTTTTTAACGGAACAATTAATAGTTCTTCAATATATGGAGGCTTAATAACTGGTACAACAATTGTAGGTAGTCAATTTATTTCTACTAACTTTTTAGTATTAGTTGATAGTGAAGGACCAGACACGGATAGTGAGCAATATGCCTATGCTAATCTGAATGTTTATCCTTGGGAACAAGATACGTCTGTTCAAGTAAATGTACAGTATCCAATTAACGGTGGAGCATACACTAATAGCGGAACTTTTTTATCAGGGTTATTTAGATATCATCCTTATAATGCAAATGTTCCAGATGATTATGATTCAGATATTTTAGATAGGTATACTCGAGTTCAAGGTGCATATAATAATCAACGTATGTATTTAAAAGCTTATTATGGAATAGATCATAGTAATGTTTCTAATGCTTATTTAAGAAGCTCTGATAGTTGGAGACATATAAACTTAACACTTTATTTAAGAAAATATGACGGTACTAGTGAGTATATTCAAATTAAAGTAAGAGGTTCTAGAGGAACTAGTAAACCAAGAGATGTAACTTATAATATTAATTCAACAGGTACTAATCCTAGCGATATTGTAATTAGTCATTCTGGTAATAGTAATTTATATGGACAAATAACAGGAACTGCAAATTATTGGTTGCTTAAAACTAATAAAACTATTAATGGTCAAAGTCATGATAGTGGTTGTTATTTTGAATTAGCATTTGATTATCAAGGTGATGGTTTATTTGAAGGAGCATTATCTACCTCTACTTGGTTAGTAGATCCTGATGAGAGCCAATATGCTACTAGAAAGTACGCTGAAATTGCATTAAGAGATTATTCATACTAAAGGATAATAAAATGAAAAATAGAAAGTATAAACCTTTAATAATTAATGAAAAAGAAGAAATAACGTCTATTGTTATTCAAGGTTTTAATAGCGAAAACCAAAAAATAATAGAAGAAAGCATAAAAGTTTTTGATTCTGATTTAGTTATTAAAAATAAAATAGAGGATAGCGATATTGCATTATTAATCGTTCCTTCTAATTATTCATTTAATTTTAAAACTTTTAGTAAAGCACCTTTAATAATTTATAATATAGATATTGACTCTTTAAATTACACAGAAGCCCAAAAAAAACTTAATGCTTCTGATTGGGAAATTATTAAAGAGTTAGAAAAATTATTACCCGAAGATAATCCTTTACGCATAGAAAGAAATCAGTTAAGAGAAGAAGTATCTCAAGAAATTTACAATTTAATTAATCCAGTTGTAGACTCTGATACTGACTCTTCAGCACCATAAAGAAAGAAAACAATAGTTTTTTATAACAATTAGACCTCTCATCCGTTGGATCATGTCTCACTGATTGTTGATCTTAATACGATAACGATTTTGTGAGCAAGTAGCCCTACTGCGGAAACGTGGTAGGGCTTTTTTATTTTAGAGATGGCTTTTTATATTTGGAGAAAAAGATGGCAAGGGCACGACTTAATGCTGATGCAAAACATGATTTAAATAAAGACAACGGAGTTGTTTTGCTGTCTATGACGGAGGCAGAAAAGCATCTCTTAGAGGTTAGTTTAAATTCAACTCAATTTAGTGATATTAGAGGTATGGTTATCACAGCTAAAGTAATAGAAGGAGCAGATTCAGATGGTGCTGTTCCTACACAGATAGACACAGATTCTGTTACTACTACTATTCCTGTTATTATGCCTTCAGGTAGTTCTTCTGGTGATACTGAAGATACTGATTTATCTAATAATGAGTTTAAACTTTATTTAGACGCCTCTACAATTTTACAGAATTTTACTGTACAACCCAGACTAAACAAACCTTCATATGGTTTTTTATCCGTTGTAATAGATGACAATAGCAGAGATATTGGGGCAACCTACGAACAACATTTTGAATTAATTAGAAGCAGACTTGAGTTTGTTAAAAGTATTGCTTAGGAGTTAATATGGCTAATACAAAATTAACTACTACCTCTAATCAAGTAAAAGTAAGCGTAAGTGATGAGTCTACAAAGATAACTACTAGCTCTAATAAAATTAATGTAGATGTTAAAACTACTAAGCTTAGTGTATCTTTAGCTAGAGTAGGTCCGCAAGGAGCAACACCTAGAATAACTTTATCAGAGGTTATTGATGTAGATACTTCAGGCGCTTCTGAAGGTGATGGCTTAATTCTTAATGCAAGTAACACTTGGGTCCCGCATACTTTTACAACAACATCATTATCAGATATTGATAACACAAATAAACAAGATGGCTCTATATTAATTTACAAAAACACTTCTCAAAAATATACAGCTACTAATAGTATTGAAGATAATATGACCATTTCAGGAGGAACTTTCTAATGGCAACTCAAATTATATTTAAAAAGTCATCTAGTGGGGGCGCTACTCCGGATACAGTTGACTTAGCACAAGCTGAATTTGCGGTTAACTTAGCTGATCGCAAACTCTTTACTAAAGATAATAGCAATAATATTGTTCGTGTTGATGGAGCATACGTTTCCGGTACGCAACCAAGTAATGGAGCTGAAGGCGATCTTTGGTATGACACTGCTAATAACTCTTTAAAAGCACATAATGGAACTAGTTTTGTTGCTGTAGGTGAACTTACTCGTGTTGGGTTTATTGAAGGTAACCTTATTGACTTAAGTGGTGATACTGATATTACTACTTCTGGTGATGTAACCATATCTGTAGATTTAACTGAACTTACGGATATGACTCAAACAATGGTTGGAGCTGATGAGTTTGTAGTTTTAGACTCTGATGGTACTCCTAGCCAAAAACGTAAAGCAGCTAGTGAAATTGGTTTATCTGTTTTTAATAATGATGCTAACTATAGTACTACCACAGGTACAGTAACTTCTATTGATCTTACTGCTGGTAACCTTATTGACGTAAGCGGTGGACCTGTTACTACTTCTGGAAGTATCCAAGTAGATGTTGATTTGTCAGAACTTACTGACATGACAGATACTATGGTAGGTACTGATGAATTTGCAGTTCTTGATGCAGGTGCCCAAAAGCGTAAAGCTGCTAGTGAAATTGATCTGTCTATTTTTGATAATACTACTTCAGGTTTTATTTCGTCTTATACTGAAACGCAAACTCTTGACGATGTAACTGATTTAGGTAACACAACTAATAATTCTGTAACTGTAGGCGGACTGACTGTTAATGGTGATACTACTATTGATAGTGATCTTACTGTAACAGGTAATCTAACAGTATCTGGAACAACAACCACTGTTAACTCTAACGAAGTAAATATTGGTGACAGTATTATTCTTCTTAATGCAGATATCTCAGATACAGATACGCCGTCTGAGGATGGTGGTTTTGCAATTAAGCGTGGTAATGCTGCTACTAAAACGTTTAAATGGGATGAATCAGAAGGTAAGTGGGACTTAGGTAGCGAAACACTTCAAAATGTAGTGCTAGATGGTGGTTCCTACTAATTTTATAAAAGGAAAAGCAAATGGCAACTACAATTCAACTTAAAAGATCTACTACTACAGGTTCAGAACCTGTTGCTAATGATCTAACTGTTGGTGAACTTGCAGTTAATACCGCTGATGGTAAGCTTTTTACTAAACATTCTGACAATTCTATTGTAACTATTACAGGTAGCGGTGGTGGAACTTCAGATCAAGCTACTAAAGTAATAGTAACTGTAGATAATAAGAGTGGTTCTACCTTAAACAAAGGAGCACCGGTATATATTACAGGGGCTACAGGTAATACTTTTCATGTAGATGCTGCAAGAGCAGATTCTGAAGGTATGATGCCTGCTTCTGGTATTTTATCGCAACAATTAGCAGCCGATTCTGAAGGTTCAATGATTGTTACAGGTTTTGTTAATGGTATTGACACAAGTGGATTTTCTCCAGGAGATGAGATATTTGTAGGTGCAACAGGAGGTTATACTAACAGTGCTCCTGCTAGTGAAGCTAATCTTATTCAGAAATTAGGAACTGTTTCTAAAGTTGATAATAGTAACGGTGCTATTTTATTACAAGGTGCTGGTCGTTCTAATGCTGTACCTAACTTAGATAATGATCAATTCTTTTTAGGTAATAGTAGTAATAAAGCAGTAGCTACTGATTTTAGTACTGCTGTAGAAGCTATTAGTATAAACAATGTTGTTGAAGACACTACACCTCAACTTGGTGGGACTCTTGATGCTAATGGCAATTCCATTGACATGGGTACAAATACTATTACTGATACTGCTGTTGGTCAGTGGAACGCGGCCTATGATCACTATGTGTCATTTGATGACACTGTTCGGATTAGTTGGAATTTAGGGAACGAATCTACCTACCCTATTTATTACAAAGTAGCAGAAGTCAATAAAGGTAATGGAGGCCTTCATATAAAAGGAAGTCTTGCCAACCATGTAGAATCTTTTGGTACTCAAGATTTTGATCTTACTGTTTATGGTAGAGAAGCAGACAGTGGGGCTAATATTGAAGTTTCAGGACAATTTAATGTAGCCGCTTCAGGTGTTGGCATTAAAATTGTTAAAGCTACAAGTGGTCAAACTTACGAGCGATACGATGTATACGTTGTAGCTACTCGATATACTCAGGGTCACGTTGACCTAACAATAAGTGGAGCTACAACAATATCCTCTTATTCAGGAACGATCACTAGTTCATCTAGTGGCACAACAACTTCCCCTACTGGTCATGCAGTAGAACTAGACACTAGCTCTAGCTCTTATACTGAAGGCTTTTACTCAGTTATTAATAGTGCCGTTCAGAGATTAGATGCTAACGCAACTACATCTGCTAATGGCCTTATGTCATCGACTGATAAATCCAAGCTCGATGGCATTGAATCAGGTGCTACTGGTGATCAGAGTGCCAGTGAGATACTTACGGCGATTAAGACAGTCGATGGTGCAGGATCGGGACTAGATGCTGATCTTTTCGACGGACAGCAATCAACAAGTTTCCTACGCTCTAACGCAAGCGACACATTCGATGCGAATCAGACGCTTACATTTGGCTCCGGCTCTCGACTCGCTGGTGGCTCTGGCTCTCTGGATGGCTTCTTCATGCCACAGAACCCAGAAGGCAAGCATATACGCAACCCCTTCTTCTTCAACGACATTGCGTATGCGCGATTAAGGGGAGCGACTGTTACCGTTGATATTGATGGTACAGCGATGACCAGTACATCATCGATTGACGATATGCTCAACGCAAACACTGATTTCTGGAATTTTGCGACAGCTGGTGCAACAACAGTAACCATTACGATCACCAATTCGCCTAAGAATTTAACCTACGGCTCTTACATGGGCGTAACATTCGGCAACACCAACTGGCGAGCTAAGGATGTCACGTTTGAGGCTTACTACAACAGTCAGTGGAATCAGATTCACTCAGTTACAAACCAGAGCGAAGAATTTGTCATTGATTACTATAACTCTAGCAACACACCCACAACTGGTTTCCGATGGACGTTTGAGAACTTCAACACCACATCCATGCGGATCGTGTCGCTGTTTGCGTACAACTACAACTCATCTGGCATGGAAGGCCTGTATGTTACCCGTGACGGCGGAACTATCCACAATGGAATCACTGTAAATGGCAACATAGCGACAACTGGAACCGTAGACGGTCGAGATGTAGCGGCTGATGGCACAAAACTAGACGGTATTGAGACTAACGCTACTGCTGATCAAACCGCTTCTGAAATACTTACAGCTATTAAAACAGTTGATGGAGCAAGTTCAGGTTTAGACGCTGATTTACTTGATGGTGTTCAAGGTTCTAGCTATCTACGTAGTGATACAAGTGATACTTTTACCGGAAATTTAACTTTAAACGGTAATCTTAGCATAAAAGATAGTACAAACTCTTATACTTTAGATACAAGTTCTTCAGATCTTATATTAACTGCAGGACAAAATGGTGTTTTCTGGTATAAAGGTTTTGATTCTGCAAGTAATGTTGATGGTAGAGCTGAATTTATTATTGGTAACGGTTCTTACGACTTTGATGATAATGCTGATTCTAAACTTTTATTTAGACATTATGGTTATACTTCTAGTAGTTTTGTTACTTTATTTAGTGATGAAACTTTAGGTTTAATTGATTTTGAAGCTAAGCATAAGGAAACTGCTTCCGGTGGAGACTCTACTTCTTCTGATGTATTAATGGGACGAATTAGAGCAGCTACTGATTATTCAGGTGGAACTAAAGTTCAATACGGTAATTTAGAGTTATCTAGTTATACTTCTACTACAACTAATGGTGCTAGCAATAAATCTGCTGGTATTACATTAAATAATAGCGGAGTAACTATAGATACTGGTAATTTAATTGTTTCTAGTTCAAACATTACTGCTAATGGAAACACAGTTTGGCATGCAGGCAACGATGGTTCAGGTTCTGGTTTAGACGCTGATACTCTTGATGGTGTTCAGGGATCATCGTTCTTAAGATCTGATCAAGCGGATATTAAAACTGGAGGAACATTAACATTTAATGATAGTGTTCTTCTTGGAATTGGCACAAGTAATGATCTTTTAATATTTCATAACGGAGCTACTTCACTTGAAAACAGGAATGGTGATTTTAATCTTTTTAATACCGCAGATGATAAAGATGTAACTATCTACACCGATAACGGTAGTGGAGGGTTTACTCAATATTTTAAAGCTGATGGTTCAACTGGTGAATCTATTCTTTATCATTATGGTACTCAAAAACTTGCTACTAAAGCTACAGGTATTAGTATAAGCGGAGATGTTACTGTAAGCGGCGATTTAACAGTATCTGGTACAACTACTACCGTTAATACTGAAACTATTAATCTTGCTGATAATATTATTACTTTAAACAGCAATGAAACAGGTACTCCAAGCCAAAATGCTGGTATTGAAATTGAACGTGGGACTAGCTCTAACAAAAGTTTTTATTGGGATGAAAGTAATGACCGCTGGTATTTAGATAGTAATACAAACGTTAATGGTCTTCTTTCAGCAACAACTAAATCATTTATTATTGATCACCCTACAAAAGAAGGTTACAAACTTCGTCATGGTTCTTTAGAAGGCCCAGAAAACGGAGTGTATGTTCGTGGTAGAGCTAAAGATAATATTATTATGCTTCCAGAGTATTGGAAAGGCTTAGTAGATAAAGAGTCTATAACGGTAAATATTACCCCTATTAATAGAGATCAAGGTATTTATGTTGAATCTTGGGATAACGAAAGAGTAATTCTTGGTGGTATAGCTATTGATTGTTTCTACACAATTTATGGTGAACGTAAAGATGTAGATAAGTTTGAGGTAGAATATGAGGATTAAATTTTGTATTAATGATTCTGATTTAATAACTAATTTAGAGGATGATTATGCAGATGTTTCACAATCTACTTATATTGAAATAATTAGAAATGAAAAAGGATTACTTTGTATTACTTTGGGTATAAGTGATCCTCCTGATACTTTAGAAGAGGAACTAGAAGAATGGCAACCATAACTAGTGCTCAATCTGGAAATTTTAATTCGACTTCAACTTGGTCTGGAGGAGTAGTTCCTGTAAGCGGAGATCGATTCGATATTACGTCAGGACATACCGTAACCATTACAGCAGATGCAGGAACGACTGGTAACGGTTTTGTAGACTCTTACATATATGGTATTCTAAGAAACAATAATAATGACATTACTCTCAAAATGAACGGGCGACTGTACATTAAGGGTGGAGGCACACTCCATTTAACTGATGGTGCAGAGTTTGTATTTAAGGGTGGTGGTACTGGTTTGCGAGGCATTTTTCAAGAAAATGAAGACAATGCTTCGGTAATTATGGAAGGTAGCGATGGAATGACATCGACTACAACCACATCCGCTTTAAACGAGGGTGCATATTATCTACCACTAACAAGTGCAACCAACTTTGCTGTTGGGGAGTGGATATCTATATTTGATAATACTACTGCAAGAACGCAAGATATGAATGGCACAACTAATGGATTTAGAGATCTGTTGGATGAGGGATTCATTATCCATGATATCTCAAGCAATAATGTATACATTAGGCACTTTATTGGACCAGAAGACGTAACTGTATCTGCAGTAAGTGGATCTTACACGCTGTTCTTATCGAATGCAAAAAAGTTCCGCAAAAATCAGCATATTATTGTCGGCACAAGTTCAAATCGGACGACTGGTAAAATTACTGATATTAACTATAAAAAAAATCGTATCACAATTGATACGGCAGTTAACGGCAACCCCGTAGGATCAACAATATATTTAAGTGGCACAGAAAAGATTAAGACTAATGCTTCAAAGGTTCGTAAGGTTGCAACCGTAACAACTGCGTCATCAAGTTCTGGCGGTAGCACAATAACTGTTGCCAACGTACATAAGTTTGCAGTTGGAGATGAGATTTTTATTGAAGAAAGAACCGAAGCAGGCGGTACTACAGATTATGCAGAATCACGCGGTCAATATGGACATCATGTAATCTCAAGCATTTCAGGTACAACGATAACTCTATCATCAACTCTTCCATATAATGTAGTGAGTGGCGCTAAAGTTGCTCGTGTATCACGAAATATTGTTATGAGAGCAGACACCGCTGGTACAGATGAGTGCTTCTTCTATTCGGAATATTATTCAAGCAACTATCGTAAAAAACTAATACTTAAAGATGTGTTTTTTAAAGACTGGGGAGACAACGGCAGTAATGTATATTCTGGAGTAACTATTCGTGGATATCATTCAACTAATAATGACGCTTATCTTGCAGTAACTCTAACAGAGCAGATACCAGAGTCAACGTATGGTGGTTGGCTTGAAGGTATTGTAACACGCAACAGTTTCCGAAGAGACTATAGTGGTATCTGGTCATATGATTCACGAAATTTTGTTTTAAGAAATTCTCTTGTTCTCGATGCTGATGATGGGATTACTATTTACTATGAACCACGGCAAGCAGTTTATAACTGTATTACGGCAGGGTCAACGAACTACTCATCTCGCTTTTTTGGAATGAGTGAGACATGGGAAATTGCTTACAACCTATTCAGTCGTGCTGATGATCAGGTACTTCTTCAAGCACAATATGATAAAGGATTTGGTTTTCACGACAACTGGATTGATGGTAACAACTACGGAGTACAACTACAATATTGTAATGGCATGGTTTGTTATAAAAACAGAATCAGCGGGACACGATATGGATGGTTATCATACATAAACAGTCCTCAGTGTTCAGCATTCTATAATGAATTTATTCCACTTTCTGGTCTTGTTAATACCACAGATCAAACTGGAACCTCGCAAGTAGGTGAATATTGGTCTACAAGAAGGCACAGGGGCTCATCGGGTGGCACTGCACTAAAATCATATCAACACAACTTTGAATATGATTCGGTTGTACAGTTTGCGTATAATATGGAAATCTGGTGGGATAATGATGAAAACGCATGGCGTATCTATCGTAGATACGATAATGACGATAACCCAATGATGATGGAGCAACTGTTTGTGCCTGCAGATACCGTGGTTCGTGCTACAATGAAAGTCAAACTAGCACCAAATTTTAGCGGGACATACCCATACCTTGCAACTTCTAATATAAGTGGTGGTCAGTACAATGGACAGGATAATCAACTCAATCATAATACCGCATACTCAAACAGATACAGCCAAGATAGTGCCCAATTTGTTCAATATACTTCAGCTGCGGCAAGTGATTATGAAGAAAAACAACTTACTGTAACAGCTCGAGGATATGATAGATATCTTGGCATTGGATTGTTGACTAACAATAGGAGTGCAACAGAGGGCTTCTGGGTTAAAGAATTACGCATATATCTCGATACACCGTATGATGTACCGCAATATGCAATGATAAATCATAGTATGTTTAGTGGATTCACCGAGGTATCTGTTAGAAATACGTTTACACAAGCTAAGAAGCGCTTAGGCGGGAGGTTAAGATAATGGCTGATGATGTTTTAATTACCCCGGCAAGCAGGAAAATTGAATTTAAAGATTCTAGTAATAATATAGATGCTGTAATTCAAACGGATGCTTCGGGAAATTTACAAATACTAAACACCGGTGGAGATATTTCTATTGGTGACACTACCTCTGATGTTTATATTGGAGATGGTACTAATAATATTGATATTGTATTTGAACAAGATGGTGAAATTAGAGGTGAAACTGGAGTTACAGTAACTCTTGGTGCTACTGGTGCTACAACAAATCTTGCTGGAACTGTTCAATTAGGAGGAACAGAGCTTACTGCGACCGGAGCAGAGCTAAACATCTTAGATGGTGTAACTGCTACTGCGGCAGAGCTTAATTACACTGATGGTGTAACTTCTGCCATCCAGACACAACTAGATGCTAAGTTACCTTTATCCGGTGGCACGATATCTGGAGATCTTGCAATCAGTGGAGGAGACCTTGAAATTGGAGAAACATCTCAAGGTACTTGGACTAAACCTTTACGTGCATTAGTTACAAATTTAGGCAATAACCAAAACGCTCAATTTACGTTTGGTAAAGCGGCGAGTAATAACAATCTTGTTGAGTTTTCGCATCATCATGTATCAGATGGTAGTTCAAGTAACTGGGTATCTGTTGGATATTACGGTGGAACAAATCGACTTCTGATGAGGACAGACGGCAAGGTGTCTGTGGGTACTGCCTATAACTCTGGGGTTTATACCGACGCATTTAACGTAACTGGTAATATGTCAATCACCGGGACCGTTGACGGTCGGGATGTGGCAAGTGATGGATCAAAACTAGATCTTATAGCCGCATCTGCTACAGCTAATCCTAATGCTATAGATAATGTAGTTGAAGACACTACACCTCAACTTGGTGGAAATTTAGATCTAAACAGCAATAATATTACTGGCACTGGCAATATAAATATTACTGGCACATTGCAAACAAGTAGTAACGCAATAATTGGTGGTAATCTAACAGTTAATGGAACTACTACTACTGTTAACACTGAAACTATTAATCTTGCTGATAACAATATTGTTCTTAACAGCAACCACACTGGAACACCTACGCAGAATGCAGGACTCACTGTAGAGCGTGGATCTGCTACTGATAAAGTATTTCAATGGAATGAAATTAATGATTATTGGGAGTTTGATGATAAAATTCGAACTGAAATTTCAGGAACTAGTGTTGAAGCTTTTAAAATCAATGCAGATTTAGGAACAAATGAAAATAGACCTTTTACAATATCTACGCCATCTGGTGATAATGGTTATAGTCCTTATACGATTAATACAGGTAATGCTTTAGCTTTTCAAACAGACGGTATTAATGCTTTACAAATAGATGCAACTAGAAATATATACTTTTATGAGGATACAGGTAGCACATCAAAAATAAATTGGTCACCTAGTAGTGAAACTTTAACTTTTAAAGATGGTGTAAAGGCTGAATTTGGTGACGGTGCTGATCTTAGAATTCAACATAGTGGAACAGCTAATACTACTTATTTTGATAATTACAATGGCGATTTAGTAATAACTAACCAAGCAGATAATCAAGATATTGTTATTCAATCTGACAACGGTAGCGGTTCAATAGCAGATTATTTTAGAGCAGACGGATCTACGGGTGAAACCAAAATTTTTTATTACGGTCTACAAAAACTTGCTACAAAAGCTACAGGTATTGACGTAACAGGTACTGTAATAACGGACGGCTTAACTATTAACGACTATTCACTTCCTACAGCAGACGGTAATAATGGACAAGTATTAACAACAGATGGTGCAGGAAATATTACATTTACAGATGTAAGTGTAAGTGGTTATGCATCAGAAGATTTTGCAATAGCAATGGCAGTTGCATTAGGATAAAAGGAAAATAATATGGCAAATACTTTTTTAAATGCTACAGCCTCATTAACAGATAGTGATGAAGCAACAGTAGGAACCGTTCCTTCAGGTCGTACCTGGGTTATCTTAGGCTGTAATATTGCTAACACTAATTCTTCACAAATAGAGGTAGATATTAAAGCTGCTAGTAAATATGTAGTTAAAACAACACCTATTCCTGCAGGTTCTGCTTTATCAGTAATAGATGGAAAGATTGTGTTAACAGCTGGTCAAACAGTTACAGCACAATCTTCTAATGATTTAGGCTATACCGATATCATTCTTAGTTATATGGAGCAATCATAATGTCTGGTTATATTGGTGTTGGAACTAAATCTATATCTTTTGTTACAGAAGCTGCACCTACTGCTGCAAAAGGTGGTGGAACTGATAAAGTTTTTTATGAAAATGATAATACTATTACTACTGATTATGATCTTACTGCAAGTCAAAATACAATGAGTGCAGGGCCTATCACTATAAATTCAGGTGTTACGGTTAATATTCCAACAGGTGCTAGATGGGTGGTAGTGTAAAATGGCATTAACATTAGATGGAACAAATGGAATTAGTGGTGTTGTAGCGTTATCTAGATCGTCAATAGAACCTAGCTCGCCGACAGTTGGCGATTTATGGTTTGATACTACTTCAAATAAAACAAAAGTATATATAAATAATAAATGGGAAGAAATAAATTCTGCGCATAAATACACTATTTCCGCTCTTGTTGTCGCCGGTGGCGGCGGCGGGGGAGGAGCCGCAGGTGGTGGTGGCGCAGGTGGTGGTGCCGGTGGAATGCGTTCCACAACTACGCTAGAGCTTGCAAGGGGAACATCTTACGACATAACAGTTGGTGGTGGCGGAAACGCAGGAAGTACGGGAAGTGGGTCGTCCGCAGGTAACGGTACAAACGGAGAAAATTCTTCCATTGGGACATTATTTATCGCTACTGGCGGTGGCGGTGGCGGTGCAGGTAATGGGACGCAAACGGGACAAGATGGAGGTTCCGGTGGTGGTGGCGGTTATAATGGTAACACCGGCGGCAGTAATACAACTGGTCAAGGAAACGACGGCGGTGATGCTGTTAGTGGTTACAACGGTGGCGGTGGCGGTGGCGGCGCAGGCGCGACAGGTAGCGTTCCTCCTTCAACAACAGTTGGTGGTAATGGCGGTGCTGGATCCATAAGCACTTTTATTTCTTCTACTCTCGCAACTTCAGAAAGTGTTGGGGAAGTTAGTGGTTCAGATGTCTACTACGCAGGTGGTGGCGGCGGGGCAGGTAATGGCGGCGGCGGATCTGGAGGAACAGGTGGGGGCGGTAATGGCGGTGCTAATAACGGTGCGGCGGGAACAGATAATACCGGCGGAGGTGGCGGTGGAGCTTATAGTGCCACTGGTGTTGCCGCTAGGGGCGGATCTGGCGTTGTTATCCTCAAAATACCAACCGCTTCGTACTCAGGAACGATTACAGGCTCACCTAGTGTAAGCACCTCTGGTAGCGACACCATTCTTATTTATAAATCTTCCGGAACTTATACAGGGTAAAAATTATGAGCAAAATAGCATTATATCCAAATGACTCGGGAACCGGAACGTTTACAATTGCATCTCCGAATAGTAACACAAGTCGTACATTAACTCTGCCTGATGAGACAGGTACACTAATTACTTCTAACAACTCAAACTATGTTTCAGATAATTTGCCTTCTGGCTCTATTCTGCAAGTACAGTACACACAATTTACAGGCACAAATACCGTTTCTCAGTCTGCCAATACAGAAGCATTATTTACAGATCTTGCTGTTTCTATTACGCCAACTTCTACTTCTAGCATCCTAAAAGTAGAAGCAATGGTTTGTGGGGAGCACGGCAATGTAAATAACATATTTAATACAGTTTGGTACTTTGATAGAAGTGGAACTAAAGTCTCGGCACCACAAGTGGGCACCACTAGAAAAACCGGTATTGCCATAGGTAACACTATCGGTTATGACGGTTCAAACGCCTCAACTACTCCCGAAATGGTCAACTATACATATTTTGATACGCCCAGCACTGCTTCTCAAATTACTTACACGGTCGCTATACTGTCCACGAATGCTCAAACTTGGTATTTAAATAGAAACGTATCGGACGCTGATGATCTTAACAACGAGCGCGGTACGTCCTTTATCTGTGTAACGGAGATTAAAGCATGAGTGAAATTTTAGTCGATACAATTAAAACATCAGGTGGCTCTGGCGGTATTACCGTTCCAACAGAAACTGGAACTTTATTAACAACAGGATCTTCTATTAGTTCTAGTAATATAGATGGTAGTTTAGGTAAGGTTTTACAAGTAGTTAATTTTGTAACTACTGAACAAGGTTCTGTAACTTTAACTGCATATACAGCTTCTCAATCCTTTAGCCCTGCTATTAGTAAAAGTATTACACCCTTAAAAAATAATTCTAGTTTTTTAGTGCAAGCTAGATGGAATGGCGAAATGGTTTATGGTTTAACATGGAATTCAACATTTAATATTACTAGAAATGGTTCTAACGTAAATGCACCTAATACAGATGAACATGGGGGTATTCAAGCACCCAATATAAGTTATATGGGTGATAATAATGATTCTACTGCAGAAGGTGTATTTACTTCTATTTTAGATACAACAGGTTCTACTGCTGGTACCGCTATAACTTATGAATTAACTTTAAGTAATAATCGTGTCGCATCAACTGTTTATACAAACAGACAATATAACGCGTCTAGCGTTTCTGGTACCACAAGCTATGAAAATTATTCTTGTGAAATAATAATAATGGAAATAGGAGCATAAATATGATAAATTATGAGGCAATTTATGCTTTATATCCTAATGTTGTTAAAACGCTAGGTAACAAAGCTTTTGATATTAATGGTAATCAAATTAATTATGATACAGAAGCTGTAAATTCTTGGGTTTCTCCTGAGCAATACAAAAGAGATCGTAGAGTAGAATATCCCTCTATCCAAGATCAATTAGATATGCTTTATTGGGATAAAATAAATAATACTAATATTTGGACTAACACTATAACTAATATTAAAACAAATAACCCAAAGGAGTAAATTATGGCTGGTTACATAGGAACTATTCCAACTCCTCAAGCTTCTCAAACTAGAGATAGCTTTGTAGCTTATGCGGGTAGAACAACTTTTACAACTTCAGGTTATACCCCCGGTTATCTTGATGTTTATTTAAATGGAGTTTTGTTATCAACTACTGATTACACTGCAACTAATGGTTCAGATGTAGTTTTAACTACGGGAGCCGCTCTTAATGATGAGTTAGTAGTAATAGCATACACTACTTTTGAGGTAGCTAAAGTAGCACAATTTCCTTTCTTCAAAAAATCTGGTACAGCTGCAGATTTTGATCTTACAGTTAATCACAAAGTTAAATTTTTTAAAGCTGATGGTTCAGCTTCTAATATTACACTAGGATAAATTATGGCAAATTTAGTTAAATCTATTTATACCGGCTCAGACGTATCTGCGCTTGGTGAGCTTACCGCCTCTGATACTATATCTGGCGATATTACTTTAGATAGTGATTTAATCGTTACAGGTAGAGCTTCAGGTACGGTAACTAATGATTCTGATGGTAGCTTTGATTTGTCATCAGGAAATTATTTTACATGTACTCCAACAGGTGAAATTAACATTACATTTACAAATGAAAAAGCTGGACAATCAGGATTAATTTTACTTACAAATACAACACCACAAATTATTACTTTAGATGCGGATGTATTTTTAAGTGATGCAGATTTAACTACTATTAATGCCGCAGGAACTTACCTTTTATCTTATTTTTGTCCAGATAATACAAATGTATACTTGAGTGCTACGCCAGCTTTAACAGAGGGAAGTTAATATGTCTATTATACAAGGCGCAGCTTTACAATCTTCTACTAGAGGATTTTACCCAAATAATATTGAAGGATCGCTACGGTTCAACGATGACGACAGTGCGTACCTGAGTTGGACTCCTGCGTCAGCACCAACTGACGGTAAAAAAGTTACGTTGTCTGGATGGTTTAAGCGAGGAAATCTTGGAACGGCTCAAACATTGTTTTGTGGTAACACCGATGGCAATGGTCTTTTAATACAATTTAACACTAGCGATAAGTTTTACATTTACGATTTCGGTGCGGCTAGTGGTGGGGTACAGATTTTTAGCTCAAGAGTCTTTAGAGATGTTGGTGCTTGGTATCATATTGTTTTCTCTTTTGACACGACTCAAGCAACAGATTCAAACAGGCTTAAAATTTATGTGAACGGTGTTCAAGAAGACTTGTCGTCTTATACTGTTGGCAGTGGTGCAAGTCGTTATCCAACTCAAAACGCTACTATTGACTTTAACGCAAATGGCGTAGCACATCGTATTGGCGTTCTATCTACTAGCGCATATTTTGATGGGTACATTGCTGAAGTTCATTGTACAGACGGCACAACCTACGATGCCGATGCCTTTGGTGAACTGAAGAATGGCGTGTGGGTAGCTAAAGCTCCTGATGTGACCTACGGTACGAATGGGTTCTATCTCAACTTCCAAGACGATGCAGAGGTTGAGGCTTTCAATACCACGTTATGGGACGGGAACGGAAAATCGCAAGAAATCACAGGCTACGGATTCAGTCCGGACTTGGTGTGGATTAGACGCAGAGATGCTACTGCCGGACTAGAAGTACATGACACTGTTAGAGGAACAGGTGCGGGAAGACTTATTACTGACGCTACTTCCGCAGAATCTAATGTCTTTACATTAACTGCTTATAATTCTGATGGTTTTACCGTTGATTCAAGTAATAACACCTATGGCGGAACTAATTACAACGGTAATAACTATGTAGGTTGGGCTTGGGACGCAGGAGTTAACAATAACATCACAGGTCATTCGTCTGTTGCCTATACTGGTAATGGCGGTACGCAGACAATCGGTGGATTCCCATTTAGTCCTGACTTGGTTTGGATCAAAGAACGCAACAGCACTTCTGGTCACGTTCTTTTTGACACGGTTAGAGGAGCAGGGAATTACCTTGTATCCCACGGTACTAATGCAGAAGCCTCTTCAACAACACAGCTAACATCTTTTTTACCTAATGGTTTCATTACAGGTGCTTCTGCGGGTACGAACGAATCCGCTAAGACTTATGTGGCTTGGGGTTGGGACGCAGGGGACAGCGATCCTGTATCAAACACTACGGGCGACATTACGTCTACGGTTAAGGCTTC